TGAAGGCAGGCAAGAACCCGGACCTGGTGAAGCTGGTCTATGCGGATTCGCTCGACAGCATCGTCTCGGTGGTCGCGCCGATGAGTTTCGCGCTGCGCCGCTCGAAGTCGCGTCCGCTGCTGTTCCAGTTCCAGATCGCTCTGACCGTCCTGTCCGATGACATCGACGCGCTCGACTACCTGACCTTCAATAGCCCCGACCCCACCTCGGACAAGCAGGCGCTGCAGTCGGCCGGCCTCGACAGCATGGTGGCCTCGATCAGCCAGCTGACGTCTTACCAGCAGGACATCCAGAACTACATCGCCAGCACGCTGGTGGCGCCGGCGCGCTACTACCTGCAGCAGTCGGTGGCGCTCTACAACGCGGTGAACACCGCGGTGGAGAACAACGACCAGATCGCGAGCCAGCTGATCGCTGCTGCGCGCATGACGGCACAGGCTGGCCTGAACGTGTTCCGCACGCTGGCGGCTGCTGAGAGCGCGAGCAGTCAGGTCAAGGCGCGCCTGATGGAGGTGGCTGGAGCCTTCAGCAACATCTTCTGCGTGCTCGGGAACGCGCTGCTGCAGCAGCAGTATTACCCCGACTACGATCCGCTGTTCGGCTCCTCGAATTGCTCCAGCACCAGCGGCGGCCGCCCGCTCAGTCCGCTGTCGGGCGTGAACCCGTTCTACCTCTACTCGCCGACCAGCCAGGCGCTGCCGGTGACGCTTTCCGACAGCGCGCGCAACACCATGCAGACGCTAGCGTCGAATGACGTGGTGCAGGCTCCCCTGTCGCAATCGTCGATCCAGGCTTCGCTCTCGGTCATTCAATCCGGCTTCACGGTGAGCGCATGAGCACGCAACAGGCCTACCAGAAGCCTCTCTACGGCTTTCGCTTCGTCGAGATCCAGCAGGGCGACTCGCTGCAGGTGATCGCTGCGCGCGAACTTGGCGATGCTGCGCTCTGGTACCAGCTGATCGCCCTCAACGGCCTGGTGCCGCCGTACATCACAGACGATCCGACGCAGGCCTCGGCCGGAGTGCTGCTGTCGGGTGGCTCGCTCAAGGTTCCGGCGCCGCAACCTGTCGCCACCACGACGACAGACCCCACCGAGGTCTTCCTGAGCGACATTCAGCTCGACCCGTATGGCGGGCTATCGGTCGACGACAACGGAGACTTCGCGGTGGCGTCCGGTGTGGACAACCTGAACCAGGCGCTGTCGAACCGCGTCAGCACCGACCGTGGAGAACTGATCTATCACACCGACTACGGGTCGCGTGTGCGGCGCCTGCAGGGCACCGTCAATGGGCCAACGGCGGGCCTGCTGGCGGCCCAGTACGCGAAGTCTGCCGTGCAGGCGGATCCCCGCGTCAAGCAGGTGAACCAGGCCGTGGCCGACATCTCCGGCGACGCCATCAACGTCAGCGTCGAGGTGCAACCGATCAGCGGGCGCGTGATCAGCGTCACCGCAACCCTCTAGGACCGCCATGGCATTTCAGATCAAGGATTTCGCATCGATCGTCGCTGGTTGCATCAACTGGGTGAAGTCCGCGACCAGCAAGATCACCGATTTCAACGTCGGCAGCGTGGCGCGCACGATGATCGAAGCGCCGGCCGCCGAGATGGACCAGCTGTACCAGAACCTGGTGATCGGCCTGCAAGAGGCCATCCCCGTCTCGGTGTTCACCACGTTCGGTTTCAACCAGATCCCGGCCGAAGCCGCATCCGGCATCGTTCGTTTCTCGACCGGCGGCCCGCTGGCAACCTCGACGATCACGGTGCCGGCGGGTTCGGTGGTGAAAGTGCCGGGGACGTCGCAGAGCTACGCGACGCAGGCCACTGCGACGATCAACGTCGGCGCATCCTATGTGGACGTGCTGGTGGCCGCGCAAACACCAGGTGTCGCTGGCAACACCGACTCCAGCACGATCACCGAGATGAGCACGCCGGTCTCTGGTGTCGCGTCGGTGACCAACCCCAACCCATTCATCAACGGCCGCGACCAGGAAACCGACGACGAGCGCAAGACCCGCTTCCAGAGCTACGTCAGCACGCTCTCGCGCGGCACAAACTCGGCGATCGAGTACGGCGCGAAGTCGGCGAACCTGACCGACGCGAACGGCACGATCACCGAGTACGTGGCCTATGCCAAGGTCTATGAGCCCTACGTGAGCGACAACACGCAGCCGGTGGCGTTGGTCGACGTCTATATCCACAACGGCGCCAGCGCCACCTCGGGCCAGTTGGTGGCAGCGGCTCAGAACGTCGTCAACGGCTACTACGATGCCGCGGCCAACGCCATCCCTGGCTGGAAGGCCGCTGGCGTCAATGTCGTGGTGTCGGCCGCGAACGACAAGGTGATCAATGTCACCGGCACGCTGACGCTGGATACCGGTGTCGACCACGACAGCACCGTGGGATCGGCAGCGGCCGCTGTGAAGGCCTACATCCAGGGCCTCGACGTCGGCGCTACCGTGGTGCTGGCCGAACTCATCGCAATCATCATGCGCGACATCCCTGGCGTCTACAACGTGGTGCTCGCGACGCCAAATGCCGACGTCACCTGCGCAGTGAACGAAAAAGCCATTGCAGGCACGGTGACCCTCTCATGAAGCTGACCACCACGCTCATCGGGTACCTGAATCGGGTCTTCAAGAAAGACCCTGAGCAGGTGCTGGCGCTGCGCCTCAACTACGACGGCGCGATGACTTGGACGGTGGCCGATGGCGTGCTCACCACCAGCGTGACGGGCGGCAGCGGCACGCCGTTGCAGGTGAATCTGAGCAACTACACGATCTCCTCGCTGTGCGCTTACCTGGCGCAGCAGCAGGGCTACACGGTCCCTTACCAGGACACGTCTTCTCTCGCATCGCGCTCGGCCATGGTGTTGCTCGACGGAAGCGGCGACCAGGGCGCGTCGAACGGAGATCACATCTACGGGTACACCTCGGTTCTGTGGACCTACATGGATGCGATCGCCAACGAGCTCACGCTGATCGGCTTGGCGATCCAGGAGGGCCTGCTGCAGATGGCGGCGTCGACCGCGGAAGGCGAGTGGGTGGATTTCCATGGCGACTACTACAACGTGCAGCGCAACCAGGGCGAGCTCGATGCGGCCTACGCGGCGCGCATCGTTGCGGAGGTGGTGCGCGCGCGCGGCAACAACGTCTCGATCGCTGAAGCGATCCGTGTTGCTGTGCAGGCCGACTCGACTCGTGTCGACGACGTGACCACCTACACGACGGCCGCCAACGGCACGAAAAGTTATGGCTTGTTCGATGTCACGGTGGAATCGACCGTGGACGTGCCGATGGGTTCAACAGAGGATTCTGTCGTGCGTAACCTCATCGAGGTGATGCGCGATTCCGGCACCCATCTTCGGCAACTCAAGTACGTCCGTAAGAACTCGCTCTACACCTACCCTGCGGCCGTGCTTAAGACCGGCATGAACGTCAACATCCCGAACAGCAACGCGCTGCTCTACGACGGCTCCTGGGTCTTCGACGGGTCGCAGTATTTCAACGGCGTGATCAACTACCCGCCGTGATGCAACCATTCAACGGATAACAGCAAGGCGCCATGTCTACCCTCTATCGCGTCATCTACACCAACTACGGCCTGGCTGCGATCGCGGCCGCCATTTCATCCGGCACGCCGATCAACCTGACGCAGGTCGCGGTCGGAGATGGCAATGGCGTCGACGTCACGCCGAGCCAGAGCATGACGTCGCTGGTGCACGAGGTCTATCGAGCGGCCGTCAACACCGTCGAGCAAGACCCGGCAGAGCCGACCGACTACTACGTCGAGATGATCATCCCGTCGACGGTGGGCGGGTGGACGATCCGAGAGTTCGGCATCTACGATGATCACGGCAACCTGTTCGCCGTCGGCAACTACCCGGACACCTACAAGACGCTGCCGACCGATGGGGCCACCAGCGACCTGGCGATCCGCGCCGAGATCCTGGTGCAGAACGCCGGCGTCATCACGGTGATGGTCGACCCCAACGTCGCGGTCGCCTCGCGCGCCTGGGTGACGAACAACATCACGGTGCCTTTCTTGCTGCCCGGTGGCACCACGCACCAGGTGCTGCGGAAAAAGAGCAACGCCGACGGCGACACCGAATGGGCGGACGTCACTGACGTGAACGTCATCGTGCAGGTGGTGCAGGAAATCCAGACCATCGCGGCCGGCCAGATGACCTTCAACCTGGCGACGTGCACCACCGATGGTCTGTCGGTGCACGTCGGCGGCGCGCTGATCCCGAAGCGCGCCGGCGCCGGCGGTTGGCAGACCGGCACGCCGAGCGGCACGCAGGTCGTGTTGGGAACCCAGTACCCTGTCGGCACCGAAGTGGTGTTCCTGCAGAACGAGCCCGCCAGCACGTTGACCGTGCCGCTGGACCAGTCCAAGAACCTGTCGGACGTGCTCGACAAGGCTGCTGCGCGCACGAACCTCGACATCTACAGCAAAGCGGAAACCGACCAGAAGGCGCCCGCCGGCATGGTTGCTCACTTCGCAATGCTCGCGCCGCCTACCGGCTGGCTGAAGGCCAACGGTGCGCTGGTGTCGCGCACGGCCTATGCGACCCTGTTCGCAGCGATCGGCACCACGTTCGGCGCCGGCGATGGCAGCACGACGTTCGCACTGCCGGACCTGCGTGGCGAGTTCCTGCGCGGCCTCGATGATGGCCGCGGCGTCGACCCCGGGCGCTTGCTTGGCACCTTCGAGTCGAGTCAGAACCTGTCGCACTCGCACACGGGCACGAGCGCAACCGCTGGCAGCCACTCGCACACCGGCTCGACGTCAGCCGCCGGCGACCACGCGCACTCTGGCTCGACGAGCGCGATCGGCGACCACACGCACAGCTTCTCGGCGATCCAGTCTGGCGGTATCCAGTCCGGCAACTCGGACGGACGTTACAGCGCCACGCCAACAGCCAGCACCACCGGCGCGGCAGGCGGTCACTCGCACTCGATTACCACGAACACGGCCGGCAGCCATAGCCACTCGATCACCACGTCGACGACGGGCGACCACAACCACACGCTGTCGATCGACGCCAACGGCGGCACCGAGGCCCGCCCGCGCAACATCGCCCTCCTGGTCTGCATCAAGTATTGATCATGATCGTCTATCAAACCGACCGCGACGGCTGGTATGTCGGCACCATCACTGCCGACGAAAGCCCGCTTGAACCCGGCGTGTACCTGATCCCAGCGGGCGCCTACGCAGACCCGCCACCGGATCAACCGTGGCCGCCTGGCACGACACCACGTCGCACCGGCGACCGCTGGTCCATGCAGTACAACGGGCGCCCGACCGGCGCCACGCCGGTGCAGAAGCTGGCCGAGTTCCTGGCGGCCAACCCTGACGTTGCCGCGCTCATCAACAACAAGCAGGGCGCAAGCCCGGGAGGTGTATGAATCTGCTCGACTTCATGGTTGGGATGACCGGTGTTGTGCTGCCATTCGCCGGCAGCAGCCCACCATCTGGATGGCTTCTCTGCAACGGCCAGCAGGTCAGCCGCACGACTTACCCCGAACTCTTTGCGGCGATCGGCACCACGTTCGGTGTCGGTGATGGCAGCACGACGTTCAACGTGCCCGATCTGCGCGGCCGCGTCGCCGCAGGCAAAGACGACATGGGCGGCACGGCCGCCAACGTGCTCCAGGTCTCGACGACGATTACCACGACGGCTGGCAGCGCTACAGCGACCGTCGGCAGCGCCTCCGGCTTGGCGATCGGAATGTCGGTCAAGGCGTCGACTGTGCCCGCCGGCGTGACGATCTCCGACATCAACGGAACGACTGTCACGCTATCGACCGGCACCGGTGTGACCGCGGGCACGTCGACAGCGGCCCGCTTCTCCAGCGTGGGGGATGCGCAGTCGCTCGGGTCTTCCGGCGGAACGCAGGCGCACACGATGGTGACGAAGCAGATGCCGGCTCACAACCACACGTTCGCCAGCGGAGCGCAAACGATGGTGCTCGCAAACGGCCCTGGTGCTGGCGTCGCCGCGGGGGCTGCGAGCGGTCAATACCAAACCATGGACAACACGGGCGGCGGACAGCCGCACCCGAACGTGCAGCCGACCATGGTGCTGAACCACATCATCAAGGCTTAGGGGTTGACCCACCCCGCTGAGCAGCCCCGGATTTCCGGGGCTTTTTTGTGTCGTGACGTGACACTGCGGTGGTCGAAATAAGAGAGCCAACATGGACAAGCTGATTGCCGCAATCGAAGCCATTGCCGAATTCCTTTCCAAGGCAAGCCCGCTTCTCGACAAGGCCGGACGGTTGGTTGCGCTGTTCGACAAGTCGGCGCTGATCATGCTGGTGCCGTCGCTGGTGGGCCTCTACTACTACGACCCCGATCTCACCAAGACGCTGATGCAGTGGACCACGCCGGCGGTTTCGATTGCCGGCCTCTCGATCATCGTCAGCCGCCTGATCTTCCCTCAGATCAAGATCGACGATCTGATCGACCAGGTGAAGAACGACAAGAGCATGGCGGCCGCGATCGTCGTCGCATCGCTGGTGTTGTTTGTCGGTGTCGTGTTCCTCGGCATCGTCACGTGGGCCAAAGCCTGACCATGCGCTGGCTGCGCCCGCTCCTCCTGGCGATCGTCACGCTGGCGCACGGCTGCATGCCGACACCAGCCCCCGCCGCCGAGGCGGTGCCAGCGAACGCACCGAGGTACCTGCCGGTGCTGCGCAGCGTGCAGCTGCAGACGTGGCCTGACGCGCCGCGTCCAGCGTTCCTCGCAGGCCAGGTCGAGCAGGAGTCGTGCGTCTCGCTGACCAGCTCGCGCTGCTGGAACCCAAGCGTGCAGCTGCGAACCGCGCGCGAGTGGGGCCGCGGACTCGGCCAAATCACCACAGCCTATAACGCCGACGGCAGCGTGCGCTTCGACAAGCAGGCCGAACTGCGCGCCCAGTACGCAAGTCTGCGCGGGTGGACCACCGAGCGGTGGGCCGATCCCCACTATCAACTGCTCGCCCTGGTCGAGATGGACCACGGCATCTACCGCCGCGTCTACGATGCGGCCACGGATCTCGACCGCTTGGCATTCACGCTGAGCGGATACAACGGCGGTGAGTCAGGCGTCCGTCAGGACCGCCTGCTCTGCCGAAACACGCGCGGCTGCGACCCATCGAAATGGGTCGGCAACGTAGATCGCACCAGCGTCAAATCGCGCGCTCCCTACAAGGGCTATGGCGGAAGTCCTTACGAGATAAACCGGACCTACGTGCGGAACATCCTTTGGGTGCGAAGCGCGAAATATCAACCCTTCTTTCCTGGCAGCGCCAAGCCATGATTCCCGAGATGCAATATGTCCTTCTCGCCTTCAACGCCGTCTTCGGCATCGCCGGCTTCTTCGGTGGCATCATCATGAAGGGCATGCTCTCCGACGTGAAGAACCTCCAGGCCGCCAATTTGGAGATGGTCAGGCAATTGGGCACATTCGCCACGCGCGCCGACGTCAAGGCTGACGTGAGCGAGGTGCGAAATGAAACACGCGAGGCGCTGAGCGAGATCGCGCGCGCTCAAGCCGAGGGGTTCAACAAAGTCTTCGACAAGATCGATGAGCTCAAGTCGACCGTCGCGCAGAAGGCCGACCGATCCGAGGTGCGGTGATGCTCGCAACGCTTCAGGAGAAACTGCTGGCGGCCGTGCTGCTGCTGGCGATCGGCGTCCTCATTGGTGCCGGAGGATCGCACCTGTTCTACGCGCCGCGCCTGGAGCTCGCGCGCAACCAGGTAGCGCAGATGGGCCAGGACATCAAGGACCAGAACACGGCCATCGAGAAGATGAAGTCCGACGCCAAGGAGCGCGCGCAGCAGGCGCAGGCCGCGATCGACGCCGCGCAGGCCGAGGCACGCCGGCATCAGACCCGCGCGCAGCAGCTGCTGTTGCGCCAGAAGCCGGCCGGCCAGGACGATTGCCAGGCAGCTGCGGACCTGATCTCTCAGGAGCTCGGAAAATGAAGCGCGCGCTGATCTTGCTCATTCTGGCGGCGCTCGCCGGCTGCAACACGATGCCGCAGCGCATCGAGGTGCCTGTGCCGGTGCAGTGCCACGTCAAGGCGCCCGACAAGCCGGTGTGGGCCACTGACGCGCTGCAGACCGGCTCGGGACTGTACGAGAAGGTGCGGGCGCTGCTGGCCGAGCGCGAGCAGCGCATCGCCTACGAGATGCAGCTGGAAGCCGCCTCGAAGGCCTGCGAGTGAGGGCACCGTCGTGATGCAAGACTGCTGCTAGAAGGCGGCAGCAGCACACGATGACGACTCTTACTCCGAATCCGGGCTGGGACAGCGTTCCCGAGCTTGAGCTGAACACGCGAGCGATTGGCGGCCCTGGCGGTGCAGCCAACATGCAGGCGCAGGCGCTACTCAATCGCACCGAGTACCTTTTCAACCTGATCACGAACGGCACGCCGTTCTCGTTCAACGACCTGGTGACGCAGCTGGTGTCGGCCGGCTTCAATCGTCCGCCGGTGTCGCACAACTCCAGCGCGGGCGGTGTCGACACGGATGTCGAGTACACCGGCAACCTGATCGCGTCCGACTACGACCCGGACGGCGACACCTTCTACATCCAGAGCCTGGTCTACAACGGCGCGCCCTATGCCCTCGATGCGGGCTTCAACTGCGCGTACGGCACGATGATCGTGCACCCCGATGGCTCGTGGACATATGGCCTCGGCGCTGCCGCGCGAGCCTTGCGCGCTGGCGCTGTGGTGCACGAGCTGTTCACCTACACGCTCGCCGATGGCAAGGGCGGCTTGAGCAGCAGCGTTCTCACCGTCACCATCTCCGGCACCGACAGTGCTCCGGTGGTGGAAAGCGTCAACAACAGCGCGCCGCTGAACACCACGATCACCGGCAACGTCCTCTACTACTACGCCTATGCGTGGGAGCCGGTGGCGCTTTCCGTGGTCAGCTTCACCATCGCCGGCGTGGCGGGCACGCAAACCCCGAGCAGCACGCCGGTGAGCATTCCAGGTGTCGGGTCGATCACCCTGCAGGCGGACGGAGCCTACACCTTCGTGCCAGATGCCGATTGGTTTGGCCCGGTGCCGCTGATCTCCTACGAGGTTGCCTACAGCGGCGGCCCGCAGACCGCGGGTTACCTCACTCTCGCGATCAACAACCTGATCAACACCGGTAATCCGGTGGTGCTCTACACCGACTTTGTCAGCGGTCCGCCCAGTGGTGGCGATGGCGACCTCGGTGCTTACTTGTCGATCTTCGGAAAGAACTTCGGGGACGGCACAGGCCTGGGCACCACGACGAAGGTCTACATCGGCGGCGCCGAGGTCGCGGCCTACGTGCTGCAGGACAACGCCGTCACGTACTCGAAGTTCGGCGTGCAGCGAATCGTCGTGCGCACCGGTACGCTCGGAGGCGCCGCGCTGGGCGTGCCCATCCCTATCGTGGTCAAGGTCGGGTCCATCGAGAGCAATGCGGACCACCAATGGACGCCCAACCCGGGCCGAGTCCTTTACGTCTCTTTGACCGGCAATGACACCACCGCCGCGCCCAACGACATCACCAGGCCGTGGCGCCACCTGCAGCTGCCGGACCGCTTTTCAGGCGGCATTTACCCCATCCTTCTGCCTGGCGACCAGGTCGTGATCCGAGGCGGGGATTGGGCAGACATCGGCTACGACACTGCATGGTTCCGCTTCCGTGATCATCAACAGGAGGGCTCCCAGCCCACCGGTGCGAGCGGCACCGGCTGGATCAACTTCACCAGCTACCCCGGTGAGACGGTCCACTACACCACACCCTCTGGATGCAAGGGAGGATTCCAGGGCGCGGGCGAGGTCTATGCGGGCACCACGGGCGACTTCTGGTCTGTCGCCAACATGCACATCGAGGTGAGCGGAGGTGCCACGCGCGATGCTGGCCCGGTCAACATCCAGTCATCGGAAGGCCATGTGCGCGTCGTCAACATGGAGCTCGGGCCTTGGGTGGCTGGCAATAGTTCAGTTTTGAACGCGGCCGGCGTCACGGGCGCCGGCGATCGGGTCTTCATCTTCGGCAATAAGATCCACGACATCGAGGGCACGAGCGACCTGCAGAACCACGGCATTTATGCCGGCACCATGGCCCTGGGCTGGGAGATCGCCTACAACTGGCTCTTCAACTGCGTGGGCGGATCGCACATCCAGTTCAACGATTCCGACGGCCTCATGGGCATCGCAGTGACGCCTGAAGGTGTGTGGCCGGGCTTCACGCAGGTGCGCATTCATCACAATTGGCTTGAGGTGGCCGCGAAGTACGGCATCAACTTCGCAGACGTAGGCCCCACCGGCGCCGGAACGATGGATGTCGCGTGCTGGAACAACGTGATCATCGGCACCGGGTTGCCGCCGCTGCGCATGAACACCAATGCGCCGCAAGGAACTGCGCTCTTCGCGTACCACACGATCTATGACTGCAACCGCTCGAACAGCCTCGGCCTGTCGATGGTGCGCAACGAGGGAGACCAGTCCTCACCGAACCACTCGGTGATGGTCTACAACAACATCTTCGCCTTCGGGCCCAACACCCTGGCGGGTACGCAGTGGTACGCGGACAACAGCGGAAAAGGCACGGGCTTTACATTCAAGCGCAATCTCTACTACGCCAACGGTCAGAGCCCGGCATCGCCATCGACCATTGGAGACAGTCTCGCGATCGTCGCCGACCCGAAGTTCACGAATGCAGCCGGTGGAGACTTCACGCTGCAGTCCACCTCGCCAGCGATCAACGCGGGCACGCAGCCACTGCCGGCGGGCTATCCAGTCTTCGACGACTGGACAGCGCTGAGTTCCCGCGAGCTCGGCGGCGCGCCGGACGTGGGGGCGCTTGAATATCCCGACCCGACGCCCTACGCAGTGGTGCCACCCTCGACAAGCGGCGGCCCGCAGGTGGGAGTCACCACGACCGTCAGCACTGGATCGTGGGGCAACTCGCCCACCAGCGTCACTGTGCAATGGTCGGTGGGAGGCGCTGACGTGCCTGGCGCCACCGGGACCACATATACGCCGACCGCATCCGATGTGCGGCAGACGTTGCGCGTAAGGGTCACGGCCACGAACGGCGCCGGCTCTACGGTGCTGACACTCACGGTAGGCGCGATCGCGCTTGGCGCTGGCGGCCCGGTGTGCTCCGTCGCTCCAGTGGCGAGCGGCACGGCCAGCGTGGGCAGCGCGCTCTCAGTGACCGATGGCACCTGGAGCGCGACGAGCGGCACCATCTCGGGCTATGCCTACCAGTGGCGTCGCGGCGGCGCCAACATCGTGGGAGCCACGTCGAACACCTACACGCTGGTCTCGGCCGATGGCGGCGATGTGATCGACTGCCAAGTCTTCGCTTTGGATTCGACGACTGGCAGCGGCGTGGCGACGTCCAACAGCATCGGGCCGGTGAGTGCGGCGCCGGCCGACCCGCAAGTGGTGCAGTCGGTGGGCAAGGCCATGGCCGCCAGCACCAGCGATTCAGTGACGCTCACCGGAGTCACCTCCGGGAATTGGCTGCTCGTGATGGTGTGCAACCCGCTCGACGGCGGCAGCGGCAGCATCAGCGCGATGACCGACAACCGGGGGAACAACCTCTACACCATCGCGAACACGTTCTACGTGGACCCAACGCGGATGCGGTATGCACAGATCCGCGATGCGGGTGGTGGTGACTACACCGTGAGCGTCACGACGGTGACAGCTACGCAGGTGTTCATCGTCGAGCTCTCCGGCTGTGACCTGGCGGCATTCCTCGACATCCCGGAGGCCACGCTGAACGGGGATCGCTTCTCGACGACGCAGACCTTCAGCATCGGCACCGGCACGCGCGCGAGCGATCTCGCCATCGTGATGGCCTGCTCGAACGGCGACACCTCCACCACCCTCACGCCCCCGGCAGGCTGGACGACGTTGCAGGAGGCGTTGGCCGGCCGAATCTACCCGGCGTCCGTGTGGATTCAGAAGCAGTCCGCCATCGCGGCGATCACGTGCAACTTCTCGTGGGGAGGCTACTCCTCGCCGCCGTACCCTGGCCCCGACGCACTGGCGCTGACGGTGCGCGGCTCCTAAGCGGCAGCGCGCAGCGGCACCGGCGGCGCGCCGGCGGACAGCTGATCGTCGATCCACGCGATGCGGCGCGAGTACATATCGGCCAGCGCCTGGTTGTAGTCCGCCGAAAGCTGGTACTCGATGCGCTTGCGCTCGGCTTCGTAGCGCAGGTCTTCGAGCTCACGCTTCACCGAGATGCGCCGGAACAGGGCGTTGTAGATGGCTCGCATCAGAGGGCGTTGTAGATGGCTCGCATCAGGGGGTTGATGGGATTGGCCCATGGGGGTCTCCTTTCAGGTCTAGCGCCGCAGCAGCCACGCCGCCAGGCGCGCGAGGCGCCCCGGGCGCGGCCGGCGTGCCGGCGCGGGGTTGCGAAACGTGGCGCCCTCGCCCGGGCGCCGATCGTCCATCGGCTCCAGGTCGAGATCCTGCACCGTCAGGCGGGGCAGGTGATCGTCGGCGATGATCGTCTCCTGGATCTCGAAGTGGGCTGGATCGTAGGGCACGCTCACCACCCCATCCGGCTGGCGCAGATCGGGCCGATGCCGCGATCGATGCTGGTGCTGTCGGTGAGCTCGCGGCCGCAGACCGAGCACGCGCCGAAGCGCTGGCCGTAGGCGACAGCCGCCTTCTCCGGGTCCGACGCGGCCGCCACAATGCGCAGCTCCTCGTCGGGGCTGCACTCGCGCACCTTCAGGAACCTGCCGCCGATGATCTTGCCGAGGTAGGCGCCGCGGCCGTCTTCGCCGGTGCGCTCTTTCGAGGTGACGTAGATGGCGCCGGCGTTCTTGCTGCTCGCCTTGGCCGGGCTGAGCACGAACGTGTCGAGCCGCAGCTTCGGCGTGCGTACACCCTTGGCAAGCGCGTTGGCGAAGGCCTGCTCGACCTTCTCCAGCGGAGCGGCGGCGACGGTCGGCGCCGCTGCCTCGGCCGCCTTGCGCTCCTCGGCGGCCTGCTGGCGGCGCATCTCGCGATCGAGATCGCTCGCCATGCACTTGCGCACGGCGCCCAGCTGGCCGGGCGTCAGGTTCCCCCAGCGCTGCACCGCGGCGTGCATCTGCGCAGCGAAGTCGAAGCTCTCGGCGCGGCGCAGGATCCACTCGGCCTCGGCCTCGTTGGCGGCTTTGAACTCCTCCCAGCGGCTGCCGGCCTTGCGCTCCTCGCGCTGGGCCCGCTGCTGCGCGGCCTTCAGGCGCTCGAACGGGCTGGTCTTGAATGTCAGGACGCGCGCGCCGTTGCACTTGAAGCAGACGTTGCCGTGCGAGCTCGGGCCGAGGTACCTGCCGGTGCCGCGGCACTTCGGGCAGGGCTGGGTGTAGACGGGCGCCGCGGCCTGGGCCGCGCTCGGCGCGCGCACCGGCGCGCTTGCGAGGTCGCTTTCCATGTCGTCGAAGGCGGTCGAGGGCATCATCGCGGTCTCCTGAAGTACAACGCCAGTATAACCGGATTTGATCATGTGTGTTCGTCTAGGCGAACAATTCATGCAGCCTCCGTTTCCCTTTTCCAGCCGCCCGTGATCACGTTCGCGATCTTGGTCGCCACCTGCGCCTGCTCCGACTGCTCGCCGTGGATGTAGCGCTCGGTCGTGCTCATCTGTCGGTGGCCCAGCTGCATCGCGATCTGCTTTTGCGACAGGCCGGCGGCCCGGTGGCCGATCGAGCCGACCGTGTGGCGCAGGGTGTGCGGCGTCGAGCGTGTCGACACGCCGGCGCGCGCCGCGATCTTCTTCCAGCGCTTCCATGGCGACTTCAGCGGCTCGCCGGCCAGCCGGCCGGGAATCAGCCATTCGCGACCGGCGCCATATACCGCGTCGAGCTCGCGCACGATGTCGAGCGCAGCATCGGGCAGCGGGATCTCGCGCTGGCCGACCTTCGAGTCCGGCAGCAGCAAGGCCTTCAGGTCGAAGCTGACCCACTCGCGCCGCGCGGTGCGGATCTCGCTGTTGCGGCAGCCGGTGATCATCCACAGGCGCGCCAGGGCGGCCATGGGCAGGTCGAGCTCGCCCGCGCTGGTCAGTTCGGTGCAGGCCTGGTCGACGGCGGCCGTGTCCGGCACCGACAGGATCAGGTCGCGGGTCTTCAGCCGGAACTTCTTCAGCCGGCGGCAAGGGTTGCTGTTCTGCGGCCGCCAGCCCCAGTCCTCGGCCAGGTTGAAGGCCTTGCCGAGCAGCGCCACGATCTGGTTGGCAAGGGCGGGGGTCTTCGCGAGCTCGGCCTGCAGCTTCACCACGTCGGCCTTGGTCCACTCGGCCACCTTCTTGCCGGCGTGCTTGGGCAGCACGTGCAGCCGCCAGTTCGTCTCGTCGAGCGCCGCGCTGCGCGGCTTCTTGAACGGGATCGCGTGCTCCTTCATGAACCGATCCCGCAGGTCTTGCGTGGTTGGCGCGCTGCGCGCTTCCTCGCGCTCGACCGCCGGGTCACGACCCTCGGCCACCGCGGTGAAGACCTTCCGGGCCAGGTCGCGGGCCTTGTCCGGCGTCATGTCGCAGGCCCGGCCGATGGTCATCTTGCGCTGGGTGTGCGAGGCGTTGCGGTACCGGACCACATAGGTCTTGCGGCCGCTCGCCTGGACACGCAGGCCGAAGCCTGGCACCTCTGTGTCCCACCACCATTCGTCGCCCTTCTCGGGTGCCTTGGCGTTGTCGACGACGGTCTTCGTGAGCTTCGGCATGCGGGATCTCCAGGGCGCGGGTCGGGCGCAAAAGCCCAGGAACCGCCGTGATGTTGGTGGATGGGGAGCGCCGCTGGCTAGACTGCCAAGCCGTTGAAATCGTGGCACTCAGGGACGCCGCGTGACGTTCCGTGAATGCGAGTCTGCCAAACTCAAAATCTGTTCGTCAAGACAAATTTGAGTAGGATTTCTGAGGGCTGTAGAGGAGATGATGTTGGGCCCGGGCGCTAGTCGGGCACAAGGCCGGGATGGCGGAATCGGCAGACGCGCGGCGCTCAAAACGCCGTGTCCGCAAGGGCGTAGGGGTTCAAGTCCCCTTCCCGGCACCACATCGTGGCGGCCGCGGCTGCGTAGTCGGCGGCCGCCAGGTGCCGTAGGAGCGCGCACCAGATCCGAGCGAGCCACGCCGTCATGCCGCGCCGTTCTGCTTCCTCACCCACCGCGGGTACACCTCGCCGGCATCGAACACCGCCTCGTACTCGGGCGTGAGATCGCCCAGACTTGTCCGGTCGAACTGCGGGTGAATCGCGAAGTAGCGCGTGTTGCCGGTGTTCCATTCGGTCTCAGCGCGGAGCACCACCATGCGGTGGAACAGGTTGGTTCCCTCGTCCACGTCCAAGCGCTCGAAGAAGCGGCGGTTCACAGTGAAGGTACCGATGCGTGTCGTTCTCATGGCTGCGCCTCCGGCTGCTCCCGCGCCGGCCACACCTCGATCACCGGCTCGTGGTGGCCCATGGCGGGCGGCTGCAGGGGCTGCACGTCGATGCGCAGCGTGACGCCCAGCTGCTGGGCCAGGTGCACCAGCGCTTCGGCCTGGCGGCGCACGATGGCGCATTCTGCGGTACGGTCGGTGGTGGTATTCACGTTTTCACCCCCAGCAGCTTCGCGATCTTCTCCTGCGGCTTCCAATAGTTCGGGCCCTTCAGGATCTTGCCGTCGTCGCGGCGCACCGGCTTGCCGTCCTCGCCCAGCTTGCTCATGTTCGAGTCGTGGACGATGCGTAACACGGCATCGCCCGGGAAGCCGAACACCAGGTTGGCGCCGTCTGTGAGGTAGCGGATGTCGGCCAGCGCATCGGCCGCCTCCACCACGTCGAAGGCGCCGCCGTTGCTGCGCACCAGAACGTCCTGGCCTTCCGGTTCGCGGCTGTCCACCTGCACGTCGACGCCGCTGGCACGCGCGAGCTCGGCCAGCTCCTCGGCGAGCATGCGCACGCGCAGCTCGCGCAGCTTCGGATCGGGATCCTTCTGCACCTCGTACTTCACGGGGTGATCGAACACCTCGTGGAACTCGCGCACTGGCGTGCCGTGGTATGCGATCTTCAGGGCTTGGTCAGAGTAAGTCACAGGTTCTCCTGGTTGTCGTGCACCGGTGCGGCCGGCAGCAGTCCGAGCCGAGCTTCCTCGGCTTTGTCGCGCTTGGGCAGGGGCGCCCAAGCGATGAAAGAGTGCCCGTAGGGGCCTTGCCAGTTGCCGATCGTGGCCGTGCGGCCGACGGTCAGCAGCAGCACCTTTGCGTCGGTGCGCTTGGGCACCTCGTAGCGCCAGCCGAGGGCGTCGGCGGGCGCGGCAATGTAGGCTTGGTCGCTCATGTCGTTTGCGCGGTCTTCGCGCGCTCCAGTCGCAGTGCATGCAAGCGCCGCAGGTCTTCGATGATCCGATCAGCCGCAGCGTTGCCGCGGTACTGCCGGATGCCCTTCTTCAGCACGACGTCGCCCTTGAGGCCGCCCATCACGCCATTGACGATCTCGCGGCGCTGCTGCAGGTCGCAGCCATCTAGCAGCCAGCGGACTTCGCACTCGTGTCGATAAGCCTCGCTGCTGGCGTCCAACTCCTCGCCGGTGAACTCGCTGATGGGCATCAGGCGGCCTCTGCGTAGCGCCAGGTGTGGCCGTATGCGCTCTTGCGGCGGCCGGCACAGACATGGACAACGGCGGCGTCCACTGCCTTCGAATGACCGATGCTGCGCAGCCATGCAGCCGCGTCAGCCACCGCCTCGAAGACCTGTCCGGTCTCGATGCAAAGCACCCTGGCGGCGTGCCGGCGCCCAATCGCTCGCATGCGCTCACGTTGTGCAGGGTCTTCCATGCGCCGACGCATGAACTCTGAGGTGAGCGCGCGCGAAGCGTCGGTCCCGCGCGCAGCCGCGATCGCAGCGTTCCTCGACTTTCGTATATCTGGATCCGCCAAGGAGGCGCGCACGGCCGCACCGATCTTCTGGCGCAGGCCTCCGTCTGAGTAGGCAGACCGAATGCGCGCGCTTTGGGCTGCGCGCTCGCCACAGTCGCTCCATCGTGCTTGCTGCGATGCGCTGTGGCGCGCGCGCACTTCCGGGCTCGACCACATGCCCATCGAGAAGGCCTCGCCGCCGTCTGTGACGTTCACAAGCTCGACGCCTGTTCGCCGACGCAGATCGATCAACTCGCGCTCGACGAGATAGGCCAGCTCTTCGTCGATAGAACCAATGACGATGCGCACGGAATAGCCGTGCTCAGCGGAAATATGATGCCATTGTGGGCTGCGATGCTGGGTCACATAGGCGCGGCGGCGTGATCCCTTTCCGACGTAGAAGACTGCACCGGTGTCGCGCCTGATGTGCTCGTAGACGTAGAACCGCATCACACCACCACCGTCACCTGTTCGGCAGCCCGCGTAATGCCGGTGTAGAGGTGCTGAGCGCGCTGATCGCGGAACACGTCGGACTCGTCGAACAAAGTCACATTGTCCCATTGTGAGCCTTGGCTCTTGTGCACCGTCAGCACGTTGCCGAAATCGAAGTGGTCGCATCGCTTCAGGTCGCGCCAATCCAAGTCCTTCTCGGTGCCGAGAAAGAACTCGCGCGGCACATCGACTTCCACCGGGCTGGTGATGCTTGGATCGTCGAGCGAGCGAACCATCATCACCATGCGGCGCTTGGCCGGGTTGAAGCTCGACGTCTCCACGTCCCATAGACCGCCATTGAGTAGGCCCTTGACCTTGTTGTTGCGCAGGCAGACCAGCCGGTCGCCTGGCTGCGGCATCTCGTTGGTGAATCCCTTCAGGGCTCGGATGCGGCTGTTGAATGTGCGGCGCGTGGCATTCCTGCCGGCGAGAACCTGGTCGGCCTGCAGCACGATCTCGCGCAGCTCGTCCTTGTCGATCTCCGCGCGGCGCACAACACGACTGTCGCCGTACTGCCCAGGCTTCAATGGGCGGCCCTCGCGAATGTCCATGCTCATTCGAATGATCGGATTCGACTCGGCTTGCCGGTGGATCTCGGTCAGCAGGATGTCGGGCTCGATGTTTGTGAAGAAACCCTCGCCCTTCACCGGCTGCAGCTGGAACGGGTCGCCGAGCACTAGCACCTTGGTGCCGTAGCTCAGCAGGTCGCGACCGATTTCCTCGCCGACCATCGACACCTCGTCGATGCACACCAGGCTGGCGGACGCCACCTCGCTATCGGGGTTGAGCTCGAAATGCGTCTCGCCGGTCTCTTCGTCTTCGACTGGTTTGTAGATCAGGCTGTGGATCGTGCGCGCGGTTGATAGGCCCTTCCTGCGGAGCACAAGAGACGCTTTACCGGTATAGGCGGCCACCAGCATGCTGCCGCCCGTCATCTCGTTCGCCTCTTTGGCGAGCGTGGTCTTGCCTGTGCCTGCGTAGCCAAAGAGGCGGAACACCTGCGGGCTATGTGGGTCTTTGAACCACCGCGCGATCGCCTTCAGCGCCGCGTCTTGCTTGGGACTCCATTGCATACACTCTTTCGTTGGGTCACGACTTGGGGCCGTACAGCGCGGTGAAGGCCTCGACATCGACGTTGCTGACGTAGACGTGCTTCTCCTCGCCGAAGTGGTAGCTGACCGGGTACTGCAGGCCTGGCAGCTTGAACTCGGCGCTGCACTTCACGCCGCCGACCAGCAGGCCGTTGTGGTACTCAGACGGCTCCAGCCGATCGCCATAGACGTGCGCACGGATGACATGCGCCGCGGGGTACTTCGTGTAGATCAGCTCGCACAGCGCCGCCTCGGCCGCCGCGCGGCCACGCCACCACGCCAGTTGCCTGGCGGCATGCTCGGCGCAGCAGAACACCCGCTGACCGATCGCCACCGGCTCAGAGAGCGCTTCGTCCGTATCTTCGTCGTGCTCCTCGGAATCGGAGCCGATGCGGCTGCCGCATTCGATGTAGCTGCACTCGAACCACCACCCATGCTTGATCAGCACAAGCGGAGGCACCGGGCCCGGCGCGTAGGCGTCGAACTGCGGCATGCGCCTGCATGATTCGACGCCTTCCCAGTCGGTATCGAGCTCGGCGGCGCCTTCGCGGCGCGCGGTCGCGCTGTTCGTGGCGAAGCGGATGACGCAGTGCCCTTCATCGGGTTCGCGCACTTCGTAGGCCTTCAAGGTGCTCAAGGTTCTCTCCGAATCAGAAGCGGCGGGGTTGTGGCCCCGCCGCGCTCTGTCACTTCCGATACTCGCTCGTGCTCTCCACGGTTCGGCGGTCTTCCCAGTCGACGAGCTCGTCGAGTGGGTACAGCACGCGGCCTCCGCACCTGGTGAACTTCGGTCCTGTGCCGAGATACCGCCAGTTTGCGAGGGTGCGGACGCTAACGCGACCGTTCCATCGCGCTGACACCTGGTCAGGTGTCAGGTAGGTGCGATTCAGCCAACACCAGCCCGGCGCGAGGCCTGCTGGAAGTCAAAACATAACAACATCAGAACACATCCTCGCTCTGACCTGCCGCCTCTGCCGATGGTGCAGCGGGCGGCGCGGGAGGCGCACTATCTTCGACCTGCTGCTGCGCGTCTTTTGCGGCGCTGCTATCGGATTCCGCCTGCTTGCTCGCGCGAGGCGCGGGCGCAGGTTTCGGTGCACTCGCCTTCGGCGCAGGAGCGGGCGCCGGTGCTGTAGCAGCATTGGCCTTCGCCTGCTGCGTGAGAGCGGCTGCCGTATTGGCGGTCGCGATCGCGTTGGGGTCGGGGATCTCGAAGTATTCCGACGGCTTCGCGCCTTCCTTCAGCGCGTTGAAGATGCCCACCAGGTCGGCGAGCTCGTCCACCGTGGTCGTGTCGAGCTTGTGGCTCAGTTTCGCCTCCAGGTGCGCGACCTGAACGCCGAAGCGGCCAAACGCCTGCACCATGTCGTTGATGCGCTGGCTGATCGGCTTGTCGTTTCCGCCCGCCAGCGTGCGCTTGCAAGCCTCCTGGCCTGCCATCACGAGGCCCTTGGGCAGCAGCGCAAGGATGCGGCCGCGCATCTGCTTGCTGGCGACGTTGGCGATGCGGTTGTCGATGTCGGCCTGGTCGCGCAGCACCTTCGGGCCGTTCTTGGTGTCGACCACGTGCTCGACGGTCAGCTGGCGGACGGAGTGGTTGCCCTTCTCCGTGTCCCATGCGTATACCTCGATCACGCTGCGCCCCTTGTCGCGCGACAGTTCGCGGTGGCCGAACTCGAAGTTGCCGTAGCAGCGCGCCGCCTCCTCGGCGAAGCGGATCGACGGGCCGCTGCCGCGGTTCGGCACGGCGTAGAACGCCACCGCGGCGAACTCGGGGATCTTGCAGGCCTCCATGAAGTCGGCCATCGCCTGCGTCATGCTGCGCGGGAACTTGCGGGCCAGCAGCTGCTTGCCCTGGGCCTCGGCGATCGCGCGCTGCGACTCGATCTCGACGACGGCCGCATTCACGCCTGAGCCGGCCTGCTGCATGCGCTCGAAGGGATTCGCTGCAACGACGGGCGCCGCCGGCGGCAAAACATCGACCTGTGCGTTGGCCGGGTGGTTGGGGTCCATGATGTCGTTCATGTGCTTGGTTCTCTCTTGTGGTGGCTTGATCAGTGCTGGGTGCTGGTGGACGCCTTGTTGGCTTCCTCCATTTTCGCGAGCACCTGTTCGGTGATGATCTGCAGGCCCGTCAGGTAGCTGTTCACGATGGCCTGGTTGCCGGCGACGTACACCAGCGCGCCAGCGGGCTGGCCGGTGGTTGCATCGACGATCGTTTGCGCGGCGCAGAGCTCGTGCGACGACGCCATGAACGATGCGATCAGTTCGAGCGGCGCCTGCATGACGTCCTTGGAAGACGGCTGCGCGACTTCGGTGCGCTCGTCGACCAGGCTGTACTCGCCGATGCTCCACTCCAGCACCGGAGGCTTGAAAGCCACCAGGCGGCCGTGCTTCTTCATCACGTCATCGACGTCCATGTTGTTGAGCAACCAGTCGCGCACCTGGTAGCCGTCATCGAACAGTTCGATCGTGTCGACCTTGGCCTCGTCGAGCGTTTTGAACTCGTCCGGGCAGTGGTTGAAGTAGTAGGCGGCGCGATCGTTGACGATGATCTCGGTTGGCAACTCGAACACGTGCCCGCTCGGCAGAGCGAACTGGATGTAGGGCTTCATGATGCTCCTGGTGGGTGATTGATGATTATATTTGATCAGCCGGCCGTGGCGATCTTGAACGGTTCATCCGTGACGCGCGTCACGAACAGCTGCAGCCCGGCGGCGGCCGCGCCCTTGCGCAGTTCATCGCGGCTGTCCTTGTCGAGCGATTCGAGACGGTCTACGCAGGCGATCGCCAGGTCGCCGGCGCGCAGCTTCGCCACCTCGACGGCGATCTGAACCTGCTGCGCCGTGTTGAGCCGGTCGAGCGGCACGCCGTCGCGGAACACCTCGCCATCTCGCACCTCCAGGCCCGGAATCGGCAGAGATTGCAGGAGCTCGCCCTTGTAGGCCTCCAGCGCCTCCAGCGCCGCCGTCTGGCGGTCGGCGTCAGCCTGCAGCGCCTCGGCCTCCTTCTCCAGCTTGGCGATGGTCTCCAGCGCCCCGGCGCGCTTTGCTACCGCATCCCGGTTCGCGCGCAGTGTGGTGAGTGCGGCCGCCTTCGGCCCCGTGGTGTCGGTGTAGGTCTTCAGCGCGTTCTCGCGCGCCGCAGCGGCCCGCTGAGACTGCGTGTCGAGCCCAGCCTTCACCTCGTCGATCTGCCGCTGCGCCTCGGCGCGGATCTCGTCGATCTTCTTCTGCGCCTCGTCGCGCAGGCCGCTGAGCTTGGCGTCGATCTTCTTCAGCGTCGTGTCGCGTACCGCGGCCGCAGCCGCAATCTCAGCCTCCAGCGACGCCTCGTCGCCTTCCACACCGCCAGGCGCTTCGGGCATGGCCTGGCGCAGCTGGCTGATCGTGGCTTCCTTCTCCTTCACCGCGCGGTTCGTGCCGGTGCGATCGTCGTAGACCTGCTTGCGCACGGTCTCGATCACTTCCAGCGCGTGGCGCTCGGCGAGCGCCGAAGCGTCGATCCCGGTGATTTTCGTCAGGCGCTCGGGGTCCGCAGTCAGCGGCATCGCGTCGAGCAGCACGCGCACGCGCTCCTTCGGCTTGGCGAGAAGGAAATCGACCGGGTTCACCGACAGCACGTCGGCCAGGCCCTGGATCACCTCGGCCGGCTTCGCCAGAGCCTTGCCGTCCGCTCCCTTCACCGTGGTGCGCGCGCCGGACTGGCTGACGGCCTTGCGGATCGTGGTGCCGTCATCGAGTACCAGCACCACCTCGCCGCGCTCTGCGCCCTTGCGCAGCAGCGTGGCGTCTTCGCCGACGCCGAGCGCGGCCTTGATCGCCTCCAGCACCGAGGTCTTGCCGGTGCCGTTGGTGCCGCTGATCTGCGTGTAGCCCTTGGGTGTGAGCTCAAGATCCTCGATGCCGAGGATGTTGGAGATTCGGATTTGTTGGATGCGCATGGTCTTCCAGTAGTTATGCCGCCGCACGACGCAACACCGGCACCACGTGCCCGAGCTTGCTGCGCTCCAGCGCTGCGACGTTGGAGATGCCGTAGGCGACCAAGCAAATCGGCGCCCCGGAATTGAAAGGCGCCCTTGCGCCGTCGACGTAGTGGAAATGCGGCCGACCTTCGATGAACAGCACCGCGTCGGCCGCGCCCCATACGCATTCGTAGAACATCGACGTCTCGGTGCGAGCCGGAATCAGCGCGATGCCGTTTCCGTGGCCCACCATGCGGCGCAGCCAGTGCACGGCTTCGCGACCGAACGGCGGGTTGCACCACACGCGACCGACCCAAGCCTGCGCCAGGCCGTTGTCCTCGATCGTGTAGTGCTTCGCTGCGGTCTCCCATGGACGGGCGATCGGCGCGCATGGATCGAGATCGAAGCTGCCAAGCGCTCGAAGAATCTCGGGCGGCGTCAGCCACTCGTCGTTCTTCATGCGGGCGGATTGGTGAGCGGACAGGCCCATGGTGTTAGCGGCCGATCGCGGCCTGGATGAGTTCGTAAGCCTTCGGCGCGCTGCCCTTGCCTTCGCGCCAGAGCGGAGATTCGCGGTCCATGGCGGCGCCGATTGCCGGCCACGCATCGACCAGCCGTGACCACTCTGGCGACAAGTCGCGCATCAAGTGGAAGCGTTCGAGCAGCATAGGGCACTGCGCCAGCAGCAGGCGGCAGCGCGCTACGTCGCTGGGGTCGTAGGGGTGCGCCTTCGCGTCCCTTTCGTTGCAGATTCGTGCGCCAGTCAGGTGCTGGAACATCGCCTCGCTGCTCATGCCGCGCTCCCCAGTGGCAAGCCATTCCACGAGTTCTGGCTGCAGGTTCGGGAAGCGCTGCTTGGTGCGCGTCACTGCTGATGGAGCGAGGAGCGACTTCAGAAGATCGAGATCGGCGCGCAGGCCGAATGCAAAGTTTGCGCCTGCCATGTGGGCCACAGTCGGATCGACGACAGCGTGGCGCGGAGACAGCTTCGTCAGCACGGTCATCGCGCTGAGCGGAACGTCGCCGAAGATCAGAATGCAGTTGTCGCGATGGAGGACGCGATACTCGGCGTAGCCGGCTCCTCCGATCAGTGTTGTCTTGTGTGCCATGTTCAGAGGTAGAGAAAGGAAAGGATCGCCGACAGCCCAGCGAGAAAGATCAGGGTGTCGATCACGTTGCGCCGGCTCACTGCATGAACTCCGCTTCGGGCGCGACCTGCGGGCCTGCGTGCACGGTGATGAGTAGGTCGCAGCGCGACAGGCACCCATCGTTGCGCGTGGTCATCGCATCGTGGTCGACAAGCGCCACGTCGAGGCCATCGGCCGCGTACAGAAACATGAGCTCGCGAGCGAATAACGAACGCCCGCTGCGTGGGCCACCAGTGACGCGGATGTGTTTCACCGGCGCCACTCCGGCATTTCGAGCATCATCACGCCATTGCCGCCGTGGCCGGGCCAGTGCCCTGTTTGGCGCGCGCGCGCGATGCGCATGAACTGCTCGCGGGCCTGGACGCGGCCGCGCTCGATCTGGTGCGGCTGCGCCATGTAGGGGACGATCTCGTAGGGGTAAGTCTTCTCGACGGCCAGGAACACCCACGCTTTGAACGGCTCGCCGAACGCCGTCACGAGGACGTCGTGGTACCAGCCGCATTGCCAGTCGTAGCGGTAGTTGTGCGCCGACTTGCCAAACCCGCGCTCGCTGGCGTCGTCGGTGCTCTTGACGTCGACCACCAGCGCGCTGCCCCAGTTCACTGCGTCGAGCTGGCACTTCACGAGCTCGCCTGTCTCTGGATCGATGGCGAACACCGGTTGCTCGGTGTCGCAGCCAGCGAGCAGCCCGCGCGCCACATCGTCGCGCAGCACCGCGTCGCGGATGGCGAGGGCCGTCTGGAAATCATCGTCGCTGAGGATCGTCTTGCCCTTGTTCTCGGCCTCGAACGCGGCGTACTCGGCCTTGCCGGCGTTGCTGCGGCGATCGATGCCTGGATTCGCCACGTACATCTGGCGCAGCAAGTCCGGCTGCAGCACCGCGCAGTGGATGGCGCTGCCGAGCACCTTCGCCGGCGTTTCTTTGTCGATGATGCGCTGACCCTCGGGGGCCAGGTAGCGGTGCCAGTATTTGCGCAGGCCGTTGTCGGCCACGTAGTCGAGGTGCGACTTCGATACGCCAGGCGCTGCGTGGTACTTGTCGTTGGTCATCTCGACGATGCCAAGCTGCACCACCTCGCCGGTCGCTGAATCAATGTACTCGCTGCTCATGTAGCGCCGCTCAAAAATGATCTGACGTGAATTGTTGATCAAAAAAGAGTAGCACGCAAGACTACAGCCCTAATTCATCCTCCGAATGCTTCCCACATCACGGAACGTCACGCCGTTTCACTGCGCTCCATTTGCGTGGTTGTTCAAATCCGGTACACTCTCCGCTACCTACATTTGAGCAACCAAGGACGTGAAATGCCTCAACCGCCGTTTGGCAAGGTCTTCGACGAGCGCCTGAAGGCGATCGAAGCCGAAGCTGTGGCCTGCGGCCTGAATTGGACGGACATCTGCACCGAGGCAGGCGTCAGCCGTGCGACACCCGATCGCTGGAAGAAGAAGAAGCCGAACACGATCACGCTGATCGAGAAGATCGAAAAGGTCGTGGAGAAGCGAAAGAAGCAGCTGCAGCGCAACAGCGCGCAGTAAGCGAAAACACTGTTGGGTGCGGCATCAGACGTTAGCGCCGCGCCTGGGAAAGACCATGAAGCTGAAGCACATCAACCCGCACAACGTGCGCCACCAGATCCCGGCGTGGGCCATCGATCCTTTCGCTCTGGCGGTCGAGATGGATCGGCAGATGAGCCAGTACCTCAATGGTCGCAGCATCCCGCGCTGGGATTCGAGGCTGAAGTTCTGGTTTGAGGCTGAACCCATGGGTGGCGGGTGGGGCCTTCGTCTCGCTGAGCCGGAACCTGGGGACGAAACAGGTCTCTGCGGGGTCTTGAACTTGGTGCATCCCGAGTGGGTGATCAGCGTTCCGCTCAACGAGTTGCTGAAGGGTGCGCCGTTGCTGGAGCGCACGCACTCGTTCTACGCGCACACGTTCGCCGACGACGTGCCGCTTACCTATTTCGGCATCACGAAACAGCGCTGGTTTGATCGGCTGGCGCAGCACGAGCGGAGCGCGCAGCAGGGGTCACCATTCCTGTTCCATCGTGCTCTGCGGGACAAGCCGAACACCAAAATCGTGCATCGCGTGATCGCGACGCTGCTCGATCATGACTCAGCGATGGGGCTGGAGGAGGAGTGGGTAGAGGAGTTCGGCTTATACCCGCTCGGTTTGAACATGATCCCTGGCGGATTCGCTGGGCTGCGGTACCTGCACACGCTTGGAGTCCAGGCGAAGACCAGCCGCGAGCGTGACATCGCAATGGAGGCGCTGGCCGCGCGCGAGACAATCGATGGCCGCGTAAATCCTCTGTGTGCGGCTAGGTGGATTTCGGATCAGGAATACGTCAACCGCGTCATCTGCGGTCACAGCGAGAGGCTGACGGTCGACCAGGTGCGCAACATCCGCATGTTCGCCGCGGCCGGGAAGCGGGTTGAGCGCATCGCCGAGCTCGTTGGTGATCGCGCCGAGCGCGTCGCTAGGGTCATACGCGGCCAGCGGTATAGCCGGGTCGCCTGATGCAGCTCAGGTACTACCAAACCGACGCGGAAGATGATGTCCGCGCCGTCCTCAAGATCGTTCAGGCCGTGCTGCTGGTGCTGAGCACCGGCGCTGGAAAAACGGTCATCTTCAGCGACATCGCGCGTCGCGCCGCCGCCAAGGGCAACCGGATTCTGATCCTTGCTCATCGAGACACCCTGATCAAACAGGCCAGCGCCAAGCTGATGGATTACGGCGTGTCGCACGGCATCATCATGGCTGGCTTCACGCCGACGCGGCACGAGCTGGTGCAGGTGGCGTCGGTGCAGACGCTGGTGCGGCGCCTCGACAAGGTGCTACTGGACTTCAACCTGATCGTCATCGACGAGGCCCACCTGTCGGCCGCGGCGTCCTATCGCAAGATTGTTGCCGCGGTGCTGGAGCGCAATCCGAAGTGCAAGCTCCTCGGCGTCACGGGCTCGCCGTGCCGACTCGACGGCAAGGGCCTCGGCAAGGCCGCCGGTGGCCTATACGACGAGCTCGTGCAAGGCATCTCGATCAAGGAGCTGATCGAGCAGGCCTACCTGGTTCGGCCAGCAGTCTACGCACCGGCCGAGCAGATCGACCTATCCGCTGTGAGGGTAGTGGCCGGCGAGTACGAGGCGAAGTCGCTCGCAGAGGTGATGGACAAGCCCAAGATCGTCGGATCGGCGATCGCTGCCTATCAGAAGCACTGTCCAGGCGTGCCGGCGGTCGCATGGTGCGTCAACGTCGCGCACGCACAGCACGTGGCAGCAGAGTTCAACGCAGCCGGCGTACCGGCGTTGGCGCTGTCCGGCGACGACGATCCATCCGAGCGCGACAAAGCTCTGCGCGCGCTGAGCAATGGCGCGATCAAGGTCGTCACGTTCGCGATGCTGCTGGTCGAGGGCGTCGACTGCCCGGCGATCGGCGCCGTAATCATGCTGCGGCCCACGATGTCGCTGGCCTCGTATCTCCAGGTAATCGGCCGCGGGCTGCGCCCGGTGTACGCCGACGGCATGCCACTCGACACCGTGGAGCAGCGGCGTGCGGCGATTGCTGCGGGCCCGAAGGGTGATCGCTGCTTTGTGCTCGACCATGCCGGCCTAACGTTCAAGCACGGCTTCGCCGACGAGGTGCGCGAGTGGTCTCTGGAGGGCGTGAAGAAGAAAAAAGGCGGCAAGAAGAAAGACGAGCCAACCATCCAGATCAGGCAATGCCCGAAGTGCTTCATCTGTTTCGAGCCTGCGCCGGTCTGTCCTGCGTGCGGCTACGTATTCCAAGGACGCGGTGGTCCCGAGCATGTCGACGGCGAGCTCGCCGAGATCACACCCGAGATGCAAGCGCAGATGTCGGCTCAGCGCAAAAAAGAGGTTCAGAAGGCGAAGACGCTTGAGGAACTGCAGCGCATCGCCAAAGACCGCGGCTACAGCGAGAAGTGGGCAGAGATCATGTTCGCGCAGAAGCAGCGCTTGCGCGAGAAGTACCGGCGGCCCGAGCCGCCCATCGAGGTCTACATGGACCGCTAACCCTGAAAGGCAACTATGTCATCCCTGAACCAAGTGCAGATCATCGGCCGGCTCGGCAAAGACCCCGAGGTGCGCAACATGCCGAACGGTGATCCCATCTGCACACTGAACGTCGCCACGTCCGAGAGCTGGAAGGACAAGAACACCGGCGAGAAGAAAGAGGCCACCGAATGGCACCGCATCGTGCTGTTCGGCAAGCTCGCTGAGATTTCCGGCCAGTATCTCAAGAAGGGATCGCTGGCTTTTTTCCAGGGCAAGCTGAAGACACGCAAGTGGCAGGACCAACAAGGCCAGGACCGCTACACGACCGAGATCAACGCCGACACGATGCGCATGCTCAGCGGGAGGGATGATGCCGGCGGTGGCGGTCGTGACTCTCAGAATGCTCCAGCCCCGACGCAGCAGCAACGCGCCGCGGCGCCGGCTCCTGCTCAACGCAAGCAGCAGGACTTCGACGACGATATTCCCTTCTGACCTGGACCATGAGCACTCCCCGCAAGCACAGCCACTACTTCCGCGACGTCAGCCACCTCAACGAGGTCGACGTCTACCGCGTGCTGCAGCTGTTCAACGTCACCGACCAGGCGCTCGGGCACGCGATCAAGAAGCTGCTGCTGCCAGGCTTGCGGGGTGCGAAGGCCATGCTGGGCCAGACCATGGACAAGGACGTGCAGGAGGCGATCGACACGCTGCAGCGCTGGCAAGAGATGCGGCGCGAGGATGCGGCCGCGCTGCCCGTGCAGACCCAGTGCGCATGCGGCGACGTGTGCAAGGGTCCGCAGCGCGGCGAGCTCTGCGCGCGCGGCTTCACGCACACCGGCACGGTCGCGGCAGCGTGAAAGAGAGCAACGTCCTTCGGGCCTGCTGGCTCGCCGTCGCGCGTTGGACGCGCCTGTTCCGGCTGAACACAGGGCAGGCGTGGGTCGGCAAGGCTGAGCGCCTGGCGAACGGCGACGTGCTGGTGCACGGTGGCCGCCCGATCACCATCGGCCTCGGCATGCCCGACGGTAAACCGCTGGTTGGTGCGAGCGACCTGATCGGCTGGACCACCGTTGAGATCACGCCGGAGATGGTCGGTCGCAGGGTTGCGGTCTTCACCGGCATCGAGACCAAGGAAAGCGGCGGCGGTCATCAGCGGCCCGACCAGATCAACTTCGTCGACCAGCTGCGCGCCGCGGGCGGCATCGCTGGGTTTGCGCACACTCCCGCCGTGGCGCAGGCAATCGTTCACGACTGGGCTGCCGAAACTGGCGCTAGACTAGCCGTGTAAACCCTACCCGCAAACCTTGCTAGGCAGTGCACAAAAATGATGAACGCAGCGATACACTCCGTCACCTGATCCCTAGAACAAGGGGCTGATTGGCCGGTTGTTCTAGCGATCGTCAGGCAAGACGAAAGCGAAGATGGCGCCTCGGTGGTCGCAACACCGGGCGCCGGTCGGATTGAGGTCATAGGTGGTTGCTGTCGTCGGGCAATCTCCTTTCAGGTTTGGCTAGGGGCGGGTGCGCAAGCACCCGAGGCGCGCCTGCCCGCGCGCCGTCCCCGACGCCGATTAGCGTCCGGGCAGGGACTTCTTGGGCAGAAGAAGAATGAAGCACATTCCAGAAGCAGGCTTCGTGCCTGCTTTCACAGGCCATTTCAGGCTACACCCTGCCGAATCCAGCAAGAAATACAGAAAAGTAGTCGCTTTTTCTGCAATTAGCGCTGGGGGTGGGGTTGGACTCGCTCTCGCTTGATGGCGCACGCGAGGCGCTGAGCGCCATACCCTGCCAATGCAGCCGCGCCGACTGGATCAAGCTGGCTCGGATCCTCTTTGATGAATTCGGCGACGATGCGTTCCCTGTGTGGGATGCCTGGTCCTCGAACCACCCCGAGTACAACGAGAAGAAGGCGCTGCAGGCCTGGAAGTCGGCCATCCGCACCGGCGGCGGCCGCGCGGCGACGATCGCCACGCTGGTCTACGACGCCAAGCGCAACGGCTGGCGGCCGACGCGCAAGCACAAAGCCAAGCGCGACGAGAGCGCGCAGCGCGCGCACGAGGAGGCCCGCGCGCGGCGCCGCGCCGAGCTCCAGGCGGCCGAGGCTGCAGCGCAGGCTGCCGCCGCGCTGCGCGCCGCCGAACTGTGGGCCGCGGCGACGCTCGACCCCGCAGGGCACCCCTACCTGGAGCGCAAGCGCGTCGGAGCTTACGGCATCCGGCGCGCCGCCGAGTGGGTGCGCGAGTGGGTGGACCCCGAGACTGGCGAGGTGCACACCTGGCGCGACAAGGACGCGCTGATCATCCCGATCTGGTCCGGCCCCGGCGTGCTGGCGAGCCTGCAGGCGATCCTGCCCGCGCGCACGATCGGCCGCGCGCCGCGTGACGGCGAGAAGGACCAGCGCCGCGACAAGGACTACCTGCGCGACGGCCGCAAGCATGGCTGCTACTGCACGATCGGCCGCATCAAGCCCGACGTGACCGTGGTGATCATCTGCGAGGGCTACGCCACGGGCGCAAGCCTGCACGAGGCCACAGGCTACCCGGTGATGGTCGCGTTCGACGCCGGCAACCTGCAGCCGGTGGCCGAGGCGCTGCGCGCGAAGCTGCCCAGCGTGCGCATCGTCATCGCAGCCGACAACGACCAGTTCCACGCGCCACGTGGCGGCAAGCCGTTCAACCCGGGCGTCGAGGCTGCCACCGCGGCGGCCGAGGCCTGCAAGGGCGTGCTGGCCGTGCCGCAGTTCGAGAGCCTGGACGGCGAGCCGACCGACTTCAACGACCTGGCGCGCGAGCAGGGGGCTGACGCCGTGCGCGCGGCGGTCGAGCTCGCGCTGAACCCGCCCGCTCCCGCGCCGGCGCCGGCCTCGGACGAGACGCCGCCATGGGAGGGTGCAGCCGAGGCTCCGTCGCAGCCCGAGGCCGCTGAAGAAGACGAGGGTGAGGACGGTATCGAGGCCGGCCCAGCGAACAACCGCGAGTTCGCGATCATGGGCTACGACCACGGCACCGTCTACGTGTTCGTGCACAAGAAGCGCCAGCTGATGGAACTCACCTCGGCGTCGATGGGCGGCGCCAGCCTGCTGCAGATCGCGTCCCTGCAGTGGTGGGAGCACAACTTCCCCAGCGACAGCGGCAAGGCCAAGTTCGACACGATGGCCGCCGCGAACTTCCTGATCCAGGTGGCGCAGGAGCGCGGGATCTTCGATCCTGACCGCGTGCGCGGGCGCGGCGCCTGGTACGACGAGGGTCGCATCGTCTATCACCACGGCGACCACCTGACGGTCGACGGCACCTCTACCGACATCACGGCGATCAAGTCACGCCACATCTACGAGCTCAAGCGCCCGATGCCTGGGCCGGCCGACAAGGAGCTCACCAGCGACGAGGGCGAATACCTGCTCGATGTCGCAACGAAGTTCCGCTGGCATACGCCGGGTTCTGCTGCGCTGCTGGCCGGCTGGGTCGCGCTGGCGCCGGTGTGCGGCGCGATGCCATGGCGGCCCCACGTCTGGCTGACGGCAGAGGCCGGCGGCGGCAAGTCCACCGCGCTGAACCAGTACGTGCACTGGCTGCTGGGCGGCGTCGATGTCTTCGTCGACGGCTCGAAGTCCACCGAGCCAGGCATCCGCCAGAAGCTGCACTGCGATGCTCGCCCCGTGCTGATCGACGAGGCCGAGTCGAACGAGGAGAAGGATGCGCTGCGCATGCAGAACATCCTCGCGCTGATCCGCCAGTCGAGCACCGAGAGCGGTGCGCAGACCTACAAGGGCACCGCCGGCGGCGAGGCGCTGACGTTCCACGTGCGCAGCATGTTCTGCCTGGCCTCGATCCAGGTCGCGCTGAAGCAGAAGGCCGACATCGACCGCATCACGGTGCTGGCGCTGCGTTCGCCCACCGAGGCCGAAAAGGCGAGCTCGGGCGAGGAGTGGCGCACGCTGCGCTCGCACCTCGACAAGCTGCACGAGGATGAGACCTTGCCGGCGCGGCTCATGCGCCGATCGCTCAACCTGCTGCCGATCACCCTGCAGAACGTGCGCGTCTTCAGCGACGCGGCCGCCGATCGCTTCGGCCGCCAGCGCGACGGCGACCAGCTGGGCACGCTGCTGGCCGGCGCCTGGTCGTTGATCAGTGCGCAGGTCGCCACGCGCGAGCAGGCGCTGGAGATGATCGACCGCTACGACTGGGAGGAGCACCGCGACCAGTCCGACAGCAACGAGGCGCACAAGGCGCTGTCCGCGCTGATGGAGGCCCACATCCGCATCGACCGCGGCATCGAGGTGACTGTCTACGAGCTGCTATGCGCGGCGATCGGCAAGCCGGCTGGCACCGTCGACATGAGCGCCGATGTCGCCAGCGGGTTCCTGCAGCGCTACGGCCTCAAGGTCAAGGCGAACTACCTGCTGCTGCAGAACAGCAGCATCGAGCTCAAGCGGCTGATGGGTGGCACGGGGTTCGAGGCGGACCTGCGTGGCTCGCTGATGCGCGTGCCTGGCGCCTCGAAGTGGGACAACAAGGCCGAGAAGTTCAACGGTGTCGCGTCGAAGGTCGTCGCGATTCCGCTGGAGCCGATCGTGGGGCGGCTGCCGGCGGCGGTGCCGTTCTGACGTTGGCAGGTGGACACCAATCCACCTGCTCCCACTCGTTGGAAGGCCGCACGGGCGGGAGCTCGCGCGGCGGCGGGTCGGGCGGCTGGATGTTGCGCACGACCTGGCCGCCGGCGAGCACGCTCACCGGGAACGGCCAGGGGCTGGTCAGGTGGCGCTCCTGCATGCCCTACAGCTTCGCCATCTTCTTCGGCCGCTTCGGCGGCGGCAGCACCTTGAAGTCGGGCGGGATCATCCACTCGCGGCCGTGCTTCTTGGCGCCGGGGATGCGGCCGGCTTGCGCGAGCACCTGGATGCGGCGCGCCGTGATGTCGTGCAGGTCTGCCGCGGCCTGCGCGGTGATCGGTGTAGTGGGTTGCTTCTTGGGCATGGTCAGACTGCAGCGGCCCGCTGTTCGAGCTCGGCCTTGAGATGGTTGATGAACACAGGCCAGAGGTCGCGCCAGAAGCCGCGCGGGGCTAGCTTGTCGCGCGTCCTGGTGTGTTCCCACGGCTCTTGCAGGAATCTGTCGATGTCGTCGAAGTCGACGCCGCGCGGCAGACCGATGCGCCGGTGGCCGTACTCCTCGAAATCGCTGCGCACCTGCTGGAAGGCCTCGACGAAATCGCGCTCCGAGCATTCGGCCTGGCTCTCGACGTCTTCAATCGCGTCCCACATGGCGCGCGCCGTTTCCTTGCTCCATCCACCAGTGCGGCGGCGATCGATGACGCGCTTGCGCAAGCCTTTTACCGACCCCTCGCCGTCGAACTCCTGCAGGTCGGCGCCCATGAACTTCGTGAACACGTAGCCGAACTCGCACGTGAGCAGCCAGCGCAGGAACGGCGTTCCGAGGTGGCCCCATTGATGGGCCCAGCTGCCGAAGCTGCTGTAGATCAGGATCTCGCCGCACTCGCGTCTCTCACCAGCGCACATCGGGTCAGGCTGCGTCGTCCAGCCGCGTACCGCGATCGTGGCCCACTCCCAGTCGCTGTGGCCGCCTCGCACGCGATAGACGGTGAAACCGTCGTCTTTCGTCACGCTGGGCATCACCGCACCCCCATGATCTTGCCAACGATCTCCGCGACCTGGCTGGGCGCCAGCGTATGCGGCCGCGCGCGGCGCAGCGCATACGCCAGGCTGGCGACGTTGCCGTCTTCCATGCGGTCGAGCGCGTCGAGCGCCTTGTGGAAGGTCTCGCGGGTCTCGGGCAGCGTGGCGTTGTCGTAGCCCTGCTTCAGCAGCGCGCACGAGAACTGCCGTGGGTCGCTCTGCACCAGGTCGCGGGCGAAGGACTCCTCCCACTGCTCGAAGACCAGCGCGTGGCCGGCCTGCGGGTCGCAGCGGTAGAGATCGAAGGCTTGGCGGCGGTTGCCGGAGATGAACGCGCGCGCGGCGGTGTCGCGCAGCATCTTGGTGGCGTCGTAGGTGGAGTTCATGCGGCGGTCTCCTTTGCCTCGGTAGTAGCAGATGAGGCGGCAGGCTTCTGGCGCGCCTTCTCCCAGCGCTTACTCCATTGGTCGTGTGTGCCATCGAACTCGAATCTGATCGGCATCACGATCAGCATCGCGTAGGCGTGTCTACCGATCTGGTAGACGACAGGGCTATGCGACAGAGGGTCTTCGCTTGGGATCTGGAACGGCTGCATCTCCGGAGGTCTGCCCAGCCTGCGCGTGAATGCGCTCAACACGCGCGAGACGTATAGCGGGTTCACGGCGGTCTTGTGGCCCGGCGCCAGCTTAGTGAAGTCAGGTGTCACCTTGCGCCAGTCGGGGAAGTTGCCGCCAGTGATGATGGTGTCGCTCAGCTGCAGGTGCCGAGTGCTTTTCAGACCAGCCAGAGTAAGCAGCAGCGCAGGCTTGTCCTGGAAAGTGGTGAGCTCCAGCGTCGAGCCATCGGTATCGTCGCGGCTGTCGATCTTCGGCAGCATGGCGGTCAACCTCTTGTCCGGCTGGATGATCACTGGCGCGTCGCACTTGGCCTTCTCGTCGATCACCGCCATGAGTGTGTGGCCGTCGCTGCCGATGATGTACGCGCCGCCTTCCTTGCGAGGTTCGACCAGCAGGCCGCGCAGGTAGTAGCGGATGTCGTTGCTGGCCCGGCAGGTGGCGGCAAGGCGGGCGTAGCTGGCGCGGATGGTGCAGGTGGTCATGATCCAAGCCCCGACAGCGCATCGCCAATGGCGCCGATCAGATCGCGCGCGGCGTTGTTGAACACGGCGATGCTGATTCGCTGATAGCTCTCGATGGTATGCGGCATGAGGTACTCGCGTGCGTTGACGATCGTCAGGCCGCCGGGTCGTCGCTCGAACTTGAGGCAAACGAGGCTGCCTTGATCGGCGCGCAGCACGCGCAGATAGGCACGCCAATGCTTCGGCTTGCTGTCGCCTCCATAGGTGTCGCGGTAGGTGAAGCACTTCCCGACCAACGCGGCAGCGCGGGCGTTTTCTTCCTTCTCCTCCAGCTTGCGCAGCTTCTTCTTCAGCGGCTCGATCTGCGCAAGCAGGGCTTCCTTGGTCTGTGTGGTCATGGTGTTCTGGGCCCGGGGCTGCCGGGCCGGTAGTTGATCAGTCCCAGCGGTCCAGTTTGTAGATCGCGCGGCCAGTGGGCCCGGTGACGCGCAGCGTGATGCCCCAGCCCGTGAGGCCGCATGCCGACGCTTCCTCGGCGCCTTCGAGACGGCCGGCGCGCGAGAACGCTTCGATCGTCGAGCGGATGCCGTGGAGCTCGGATTTCAGGGTCTCGGGGAACAGAGCCATGGAAGCCGGTCCATTGACATCGCGAGCCCCGTCGATGATCGCGACGATCGACTTCTCGTGGTTCGGCGAGCCGGTCTCGCTGTGCCAGAGGTGCGGCTTCAGCGCGATCGCGTTCACCTTCGCCCAGCCCGGTTGCAGGTTCCACTGGATGGCCCGCGAGCCGCCGTTGTAGACGTACCAGGCCACCGAGTTGCGCTGGTCATCGCGATCCCACTGCAGGATCGGCGGGGCTTCGGCGTCGACGGCCGTGGTGAGCGCGACGAAGTTGCCATGCGACGGCACCAGCACCTCGATCGAGCGCGCCTCGGGCAGCACGGTGCGCGAGAACTTGTCCCAGGTCATCGTGGTGGGTGGCGCCTGCAGGTCGGACGGCTGTGCGGCGTCGCGCGACTTCAGGTGGCCGAACACGCCAGCCGGCTGCTCGGCCGGTGCCGGTGCGGCCGGGCGCCACGCGGCCACCACGTCGTCGAGGCGCGCGAAGCGGCGCTTGAGCGCCGGCGCGATGCCCAGCTTTTCGACGATCTTCTCGGCCTGCTCGATGTTGCCGGCGCGCGGCGCCGCCTGCGGCCGCTGGTACTGCAGCGGGTGCATCTTCGCCTTGAACTTCGCCGCCACGTCCTCGAACGGCAGGCCCGCGGCCAGGTCTTCGAGCAGCGTGCCGATCATGCTGCTGCGCGGATGGCAGAAGCCCGCCGGTGCGGTGGCGACCGACAGCCAGGTGCCGGCGTCGCGCTGCGGCCGCGACGGCGCGTTGTCGCGCGCCATCTTCAGGTTCAGCAGGAACTCGGCCACGCCAAGCACGTGCCAGCTACGGTACAGCGCGTCGGTCTTCAGCAGGTTCACGGCTGCCTGCAGGTGCGGCACAGTGAACTCGGCCAGCGCGCGCTGCAGCGTCTCGTGTTCGTGGCGCTTCTCGGCCATGGCTTGGCTGGGCGTCTTCAGGCGGTCCTTGTGGACCATGCTCGCCGGCGGCAGCACGTGCAGGTGGTGCCAGTCGCCGGTGGTCGGCGTGCCCCACTGGCGCTCGGCGCTGTAGAAGACGCCGGTGATGGGTGCGCGCTGCACGCGCAGGTACATGGCGTCGACCGCATCGCGGTACGCCTCGGGCACCGCATCGGTGTCCACCGACCACATGGCCGGGGCGATGCGGCCGGCCTCGTCGATGGTCACCAGCGCGCCGTAGGTGTCGAAGAAGCGCCGGCAGGTGTTGCAGTTGTGGACCTGGCGCTGCTCCGGCGGCAGGTGATCGAGATAGGTCTGGAACAGGCCGTCGACGTCGGTCGTGAACACCGGCTTGCCGGTGCCGACGTTCGCGGAGAAGGTCTCGCGCAGGCGTGCGCTGAAGGTGTCGTATTCCGCGTCATGCAACGCGGCGTCGTACTCGGGGTTGCGGGTTTGCACAGGTTCTCCAGGTAGTTGAGGGGATGCCCGGCAGCCGGCCGGGCAGCGGGGTCAGAACGGCACGACCAGCGGCCGCTCGACGACGATGCCATCGGGGCGGCGCTCCCAGCTGCCGGTGCCGGGATCGAACATCAGGCCAGGGCCGCCCTGCGCGCGGCGGTGGCGGCGCATGGCCTGGCGGGTGGACTGCTCGGGGTAGCGGCGGCCGACATTGCGGCGATAGTTCTTGCCCGTCACGCTGCGACGCTTGCCCTTGCCGAGGCTCTTGTGCCGGCTCGGCACGAGCGGCTGAATCATGTTCGCGGCGGCCTGCACCGCAGCTCCTCCCATCGCAATCGCTGCGCTCAGAGCGCCCATCAGGACGCCTTTGTTCGTGGTCTTCATGGTGTGTTGGGGTTGAAGTGGCACGACGCCACCCGCATGCGTCGACTCGCGGCGCATGCTGGCTGGGGTCAGCGGCCCTCGCGCAGGTCGCGGTGCGCGATCTTGGCGCGGTACAGTGCGTGCATCCTGTCGCCGACAGCGGGGTGTCCGCTTGGCAGCGTCATGTCGCCATCGAACGCATGGACCATCGCCGAGCTCACGCTGGAGTAGCCGCGCACGCCTTCCTCCAGAGCGCGTTGCACCAGGCCTTCCAGGTATTCGATGTTCTCCTTGTTGGCGGTCGCTGCAGCGTCATCGTCGGTGATGGTCACGAGCAGCGTGAAGGTCTTCGATTGCATAGAATCTCCAGTGGGCCCGGGCGAGCCGGGTGGGTTGAGGGTCAGGCGGCCGCAGCGCGCCGGGCTTCCTTCTCCAGCAGCTCCTGGTGCTTGGCCTGCAAGCGCTCGATCAGGCGCTGCCGGCGATCGGGCGGCATCCACGTGGAGGCCTCGACGATGCCGCCGACAACGCTTCCTTCGCACCTGAAACTGACCTGCACACCGTTGTTGTCGATCTTGAAGCTGGATGATTCCTTCGGTGCTTTCTTCGCTGCTGGCACGTGGCCTCCTGGGGGGTGGTGACAAGCGCAAGCCTCGGGGCTTGCGGCTGCCATCGCAGCCGAGTGGTTAGAAGCTCGGGTTGCGCTCGTTGAAGTGGCCGCGCACCAGGCTCCAGGTGCCGCCTGGCTTCTTCCAGCAGCCGGTGTCGCCGCTGCGGCGGTAGGTGCTGCCCGTGCTGGTGGTGATCGTGTTGTAGCTCTCGCTCACCTTGGTGATCTTGCCGTCCGGGTAGTAGTCGCCGTTGAAGCCGTAGCTCACCTCGTCGCCCACCATCGGCGCCTCGATCACGTCGTAGCGCGGCGAGCAGCCGGTTCCGGCGTCGGTCGCCAGGTAGTCGCGCTTGCCCAGCTTGCTGGCGCTGGCGGCCAGCTGCTGCGCGAACTCGAACGTCTCGATATCGTTGCGGTTCAGCCAGCCGGCGCCGATCTTGCCGTTGCTGTAGCGCTCGTTCCACTTTCCGCCGATCGGCTGGCGAGCCCACTGCGCACCGGTGTCGCTGGCGTTGCAGATCGCCATCACGGCCTTGCGGTCGCTGGCGAGCTCGACCACTTCGAGGGCTTCGTTCAGTCGCATGTAGAGCATCGCGTTCTCCTGTCGTTTATCACACTCACAGTGCTCTGGCGCCGCGGCTGGAATCAGCTGACTGCGAACCCGAGGCGCCGCATTTGCTCCAGCGCTTCGTCTTTCGTGTCGTGCAGCTGGTAGACCATGGCGCCGTCAGCCCAGTGGAACTCGTTGCGCACGCAGTCGTCGAACTCGACCATCACCGCGCGCTCAGCGCTGCCCCAGTAACGTCCTAGCGCGCCGCCCGCGCTCACTTCGCACCTCCCGCCAGCACCGCCTTGTACTTCGCGACCAGCGCCTCGACAGCAGCCTTCTTCGCGCCGACCGCCGCGGCGGCCAGGGGGACCAGGATTCGCAGCGCGCTTTCGGCGATCACCACCTCGCGGGCGGGAGCCATCACAGCAACAACAACCATCTCACACCTCCTTTCGACAGTTCCAATCATACGCTTGATTGTTCGTCTGTGCGCATAGTGATGATCTTTTTTGAGCATATAGACGTTGATCTTTTATGATCATTGTGTCTTTGCATTGTGCGCACAGGCGAACCATTCGCGTATACTCGGAACTGTTGAAAGGAGATCGAAATGAAGAAGGTCGTCGAGGTGGTGATCGAGTTCGCGCACTGGGTTCTGTGTGCGGTGGCTGGTCTTGTGGCGCCTGGCGCGGGGGAGTGAGAGATGGAAGCGAAGCGCGACACCGTGGTGGCCGAGTGGGTCGGCCAGGACGGCAACAAGTGGCGCGAGCTGCGCGTCTGGGTCGGCAACGGGTTCCGGTACTTCGCTCAGCGCGAGTTGCGGCCCGGCGTGTGGGTGTGATCCCAGCGACCAGCCTGGCGGCTGGTCAGTGTGATCAAGGAGAGTGTGATGAGCGAGATGGCGCAAGCGATGCGCATGCTGCAGGGCAACTACTCGACCGCGCTGCGGCAGATCAACCACCCGACCCACAAGGGCCGGCCGAACCCGGCGCACGGGAAGTTCCACTTTGTCGGGACCATCCACGCGACCTGCTGGGACGAGACGCGCAACGGCGGCTTTGGTGGCGCGCGCTTCTTCGACACCGAAGACGACGCGATCGCGGCGGCCATCGCGGGCGGCGCGACGCGGATTCAGCGCTGCGACTGCTCGTTCGTCGACATCGACGCCTGGATCGAAGCGAAGTGCGACGAGGCGCGCGCTGAGGAGATCGAGCACGAGGCCGCGCTGGAGCTGTGGGCCGAGGGCGGTGGCTATGCGGCGGGGCTGGCGAAGCCCGGTGCGAGGAGCGCGTGATGGCAAGCAAGCCCCAAGACCTGACGCCTGAAGCCGCGGCCGGCTACGCCACCGGCGGCGAGCGCGTGGAGAACCCGCACCTCGCCACCTCGCCGTGCTGGTATGCGTTCGAGCTTGGGCGGCAGCTGGCGGCCAATGCGTTCCCGGCGCCGATGGGCGTGCGCATGGGGCGCGGGGACTCGATCTGGTCGAACGGCGTGCGCTGGGCGATCGGGATGGCGCACCGCAATGGCGTGACGTTCGAGCGCATCGCCTGACGGCTGCAGCGGCTTTTGCCTTGGGGCAGGCCCGTGCAACCCGAGGAGTGAATGATGAACCTGAAGCACCACCCCGGCAACGTCACCGGCGACACCTACGCGCAGGCGATGTCGCTGGTGAAGATCGATGATCGGTACCTGGTGGCTGGCGTCGACCTGGTGCCGGTGCTCGGCTGCCTGGATGCGCCGGCCGAGATCAGCACCGGTCGCATGGTGCATGTCGGCGCGCAGCACACGGCTGGGTGCGGGCTGATCCCCGCGGGGGAGTTCCAGGTGCTGACGCAGCGCGATGGGTGGCGTGCCAGCTAACGGCTGCAGCCGCGCAGGGCCTCGCGGGGCCCTGGCGAGTGCAACCCGATGGAGCAACGATGCCCACCAACCACAACGAAACACCCCTGCAGGCGGCCGTGCGCGGCCTGGAGGAGCGCGCCGCGGCCCGCGAGCGCGCGGCCGTCGAGCTGCAGCGCCTGGCCGACGGCCGGCACGGCGCCGCCGGCATCCGCGGCCTGGTGCAGCACCAGCTGCAGCTCGGCGCCGAGCGCATGCTGGCCGAGCAGCTGGAGTTCCTGAAGCAGGCCGACGCGCTGAAGAAGCAGGCCGCGGGCGTGGCGCAGGGTCGACTGCTCTGATGGGCTACGTCAACCCTCTGCTGAAACTGCCCGCAGCGCAGAAGCTGCTGGAACTGCCGGCCGACCAGCGCGCGGTGATCGAGCAGCTGCTGCGCGAGCTCCGCGCCGATGCTGATCGTCTGGCCGAGCAGTCCTGGAAGAAGCGCAAAGGTCCGATGGCCGCGTACTGGCGAGCTGTCGCCACCTACGCTCGGCACCTGGCGCACGCGCTGAGTCGATGACGGCTGCAGCCGGGCCCGTGGCGCGCTGCGGGTCCGAGTGCAACCTGATGGAGAGGCTATGGCAGACAAAAGAGACTGGATGCCGCGCGAGCAGCCCGGCGGGATCTACTGCTCGCCGGCGTGCGGCTGCAGGTGCAAGCGTGCGGACTATGACAAAGCGCTGCAGGAGGCCACTGCCATGGCGGCAGAGCTCGGCGAGGGCTGGAGAGCGCGCGTGTGGGAAAACATGGGCTGGCACTATAGCGCGGACAAGGCGCACGCTTCCGTGCACGCCAACATCATCGGTGGACGGGTGCGCTCCTACACCGCATTCATCAACGGCGAGCGCCAGGTGGTTGGAAGCGGCAACACCGGCCGCGAGGCTTTCGAGGACGGCCTGAGCAAGCTCGACGGCATGATCGCGCAGCTGCAGCGCGAGCGCGAGGCCCTGCGATGAGTAGCATCGCAACCGAAGTGGCGCGCCGGCTGATCGGCGCCAAGCAGGCGGTCGGGGGTGCGTCATGAGCACTCTCGACGCGAACGCCTTCTTCGCGCAGTGGCTTCGCCTGGCGCGCGAGCTCGTACACCAGCACCCGCCGGGCAGCTATGCGCTGGTGACCGTCGATCCGTTCGCGCTGGTGAGCGTGCATTCTGGCTACTTCGATGCGCTGGAGGCCGGGCATAGGCGGTTCGGTGTGTTGGATATCCGCTTCTACGTGCAGCGGATCGAGTTCCGCGACGACGAGGCTACGTGGCTGGCGCGGCGCGAGGCGGCCGAGGCAGAGTATGCGAGCTGGGTGAACGTGCCCGCGGCCAAGCGCCGGTCGCCGCGCGATCTCGCCATCGCGCGCTGCGCGAAGGAACTCGCGATGCAAGCCTGGGAGGATGGTGCGTCCGGGCGCAATCGCGTGTCGTTCGATGGCATGAACGCCTGGGTTTCCCTGCTGCTGGTCTTGCGAGGCGCGCTATGAGCGACACCACCCGCGTCACGCTCGACGAGGCCTGTCGGCGCATCCGGCGCGCCCGGGCGGGCCAGCGCATCGCGCTGCGCGTGCACATCAAGGCGCCGGCGGCCACGTTTCTGAACCCGAATGCTGCGCACGATGGTCATCGGCTGCGGTTCGAGGACGAGCGGCATCTGGACGGCTTCATCTACCTGTCGCGGGAGGCCGCGGTGCGCGCGTTGCGCAACCTGTACCTCGACCACGCTGGGCGGCAGGTGGATGCGCTGGTGGAGCTGGTGGACCACGGGACGATCCTTTTCGTGAACTGACGGGCTCGACTCCCTCCCTCCGGCAACCCTGCCGGTTTCCAGGCCCTTCGGGGCCTTTTTTCTTGATCGGATCCTTCCGGTGGGCCTGATCATCTCTGGTTACCGATCTGAATTCTCATTGCGTGACAACAACTTAGCGGTAACCAAGCGCGGTTACCGGACTATGGTTACAGAAACCGTGGCCGGTTACCGTAACTCGGGCCGGTTTCCGCTAAGTTGTTGATTCATAACGATTCGGCGGATCTGGAACCGGTAACCAGTTTTCCCCCACCGCTCCATCATGTGTGTGTGCGTGCATGTGTGTGCGTGCATGTGTGCGAGCGCACGCGCGTGCATGCGCACACGATGATGATGAATGATTGTTGGTTACTTGGTTACTACTACTACTAGAGCGAGCTAAGTCCGCGTCAGCAAACAAAAAAATCGGTAACCTTGATTTGGTTACCCGTGGTTCCTGTGGGTTACCGGGTAGGAGTTCACGGAAAGTCAGTGGTCACTATCGCAGTTCACGCAAATACTTCCGAAGCCTTTACACGGATCATCAAATATGAGGCAAAATGCCCCTACCTCGTCGGGTTGGGGGACCAGTCGCAATGGTCGAGTACATGCAACTCGTGCCGGGAAAGCTGCATTTCCGGTGCGATCGTCAGCGCGCAACGCTGAGCACGGAGGCCTGCGCCGAAATGTGGCGCCAGGCCAATCACGAGAACATCGAAAGCCGCCTGGGCTGCCGGTGCTGCCCGCTGGGTGCTGAGCACGCCGGCGAGCGCCTGGCGAGCATGAGCGCGCTGAAGGGCACGCCCACCTGCGCGCGCTGCCACCGCGGCGCCGAGCGGCTGATCCACGGCATGCACTGCGTCAGCTGCTACAACCGGCAGCGCGAGGTGATCCGCGGCAAGAACGCCAAGGGCACGGCGCCGACGCGCATCGCACCGCTGCAGCCCCGGCGCATCTGGTTCCTGGCCGGCCGGGTGCTGACCACCCTGGCAAGCCCGCTGACGATGGACACCACCGAGCTCGTGGTGGCCGCGCTGCGCGACAGCCAGGACCGGGTGCGCTTCGCGTTCAAGGCGCAGGCGCCGCGGGCGGCCCAGCTGAGCCTCTGGTGACCGGATGGCTACCGGCGCCTCACCCCTGGCCGAAAAACGGCCCAGCGAGCCCGCCAGCGCCCACGGCGAGGCATCCGGCAGCTGGCGGCTCGTGCCGCACTGCTGCCGCAACTGCTTCGGCCGGATCCTGTCGCGGCCGCACGCCGGCGAGACCCTGTACCGCTGCAGCAACTGCGGCATGGAGAAGCTGAGCACACGGCCGGAGTCGATCTGTGCGTGCGGCACGGCGCTGCGCACCGGCAAGAACGCCGGGCTGCGCTGCGTGCCAAACCCGGAGCCGCGGCCCGAGTGCCCGAGCGAGTACGTGGTCGAGGAGGCCTCGGGCGGGTCAAAAATGCCGTGAGCTGATTCTTAGTCTGTTCTTTAGGCCGCGCAAACGCAGTAACGGCGCGGGTTTGCGGCTGATGCCGCGCGGCGCCGGGCGCAGGTCGGGCGCAAAACCAATCGAAAATGAGCACGAACCTTCAACCGAATGCGTCGCGAGCCGCCCACCGATTCGACAACGAGAAGCGTCGGCGCCCGGATCATCACGCGCGCCAGGCCATGCTGACGCCCAGCTATGTGCTGGAGCCGATTCGCGAACTGCTGGGCGGTATTGGCCTGGACCCGTGTACTGAGCCCGACAACCCGACCGGAGCGCTGCAGTTCTACCACCTGCCGATGGACGGCTGCACGCTGCCATGGGATGCACCAACGGTTTTTTGCAATCCGCCGTATGGCGAGGCTCGCAACCGGTGGGTCGAGCGCTGCATCACGGAAGGTGAGCATCGTCGCGTCGTGCTCCTCATCCCATCGCACACGGAGACGCGCGTTTTTCAGCGCGCTCTGGCATCGTGCACATCGGTGCTGCTGGTGCAGGCGCGGCTCCGCTTCGGCGTTTTGCGCGAGAACCGTCGGCAGGAAGCCGCCAGTCACGGCAGTGCGATCTTCGGTTTCGGCGTGAACTTGGCGCCGCTGGCTTCCCTTGGGACCGTCCTTATCCCTCAACCCTAAACCACCATGAGGCAATTACCCGAGTTCATCACCTTCACCGGCGTCGACGATCACACCTCGATCGGCGGCATGCTGGCGCTGTCGCGCCTGTACCCGATCGAGTGGGGTGTGCTGCTGTCGCGATCACGCCAGGGCGTGGATACGCGCTACCCGTCTTGGCAGTTCATCAGCGGCCTGATCTCGCACCATCGCGAGCTGGCGCTGTCGGCGCACGTGTGCGGGGCCTACGCGCGCGAGGTCATGGAAAACGGCCAAATCCAGGGCGTCGACGCGGTGCTCGGGCGCTGGTTCCGGCGCGCGCAGGTCAACCACACCGAGCCGAACCATGCCTCGGTGGCGCTGTGGGCGCAGCGAGTGCGCATCCAGGCGATCGTGCAGCACCGGCATGCCGACGGCTTCACGCGCTCGCATCCCGACGTCGCGCTGCTGTTCGATGCGAGCGGTGGCCGCGGCATCAAGCCGGAGGCCTGGCCGATCGACACCAGCGGCGTCATCAAGGGCTACGCCGGCGGCCTGAACCCTGACAACGTGGCGCACGCGGTCAACGAGATCGGCCTGACGGCCCAGCGCTACTGGCTCGACATGGAGACCGGCGTGCGCGACGAGAACGACCGCTTCGACCTGGAGCGCTGCCGCGCGGTCTGCGAAGCGGTCTACGGGAAAAGCCTGTTCGCCTGATCACCTGCGCGGGCACTCGTGACGCCACGATCACTGCATGGCTACATGCTGGCAGATCGTCACGAGGGCCCTGCACGAGCTTGGCGGCAGCGCCACGGCCGCGCAGGTGGAGCTGCGCATCGGCGGCGCGTTCTACGCGGCGCGCGGGCTGGAAAGCGCGGCGAAGCACGGCCTCGTGAAGTGCTCCGGCAAGGGTGCTGCAGTGCCGTGGGTGCTCACGCAAAAGGGCATCGACTGGAGCGAGGGCAGGCTGACGACGGCAGAGCAGCGCCGCTATCCAGGTCGCGAGAGCCCGCAGTTCATCGGCATGCGCTTCGTTCCGACCTGGCTGTCGGCGCTGCCGCGCGGGATTCGTATCACCCAACCCGAACCGGAGGCCGCGTGAACGCTGCATTCCTCACCTGGTGCGCCTGGTGGCACGCCTACACCGGCAACTTCGAGGCCGCCGCGCGCTGCGTGGCCGCAGCATGGGAGGCGCGGTGCGCTCCTGGTTCCGCAACCTGATCCGTTCCTGGGTGGCCGGGCCCGAGCTGTCGGAGCTCGCACGCTGGCGCATCGCGCACGCCCACGTGCACGGAGGCCTGAGCGAGTTCCCGCAGAGCGCCGCCGCGCTGCAGTTCCTCGACGACCTGGTGGCCGGCCGCTCGCGCTACGGCGACCTGAACGCGCTGCGCGCCCAGCTGCGCGAGCTGCAGCCGGTGACGCCGATCGTGCCCGCCGGCTACCGGCCGCCCGAGCCGCCGCGGCGCCGGCGCGAGGACTACCTGGACGGCGACAGCATCCCCTACCAGTACCTCGTCGGAGCGTGCGGCGATGAGCGCTGATCGCGAGGATCTTGAAGCCGAACTGCTCGACGCCTACGAGGCGCCGCCGGACGGCCCGCTGCACCCCGCCACCGTCGCGCACCGCGTGATGAAACTGGACGAGCACAAGCACCTGGTCGAGAACGAGATCCGGTTTCTGTTCCTGCTGCGCTACACGCCCGACAAGCAGGGCGGCCGCGAGGTGATCGGCCGCGTGAGCGAGCCGCAGGTGCAGGGCCGCATGCGCGAGCTTTTCGAGCACCTGATCGTCAAGGCCTACGGCTTCCTGCCCGACTACATCGTCACGATCAGCGCGGACTTCTGGCGCGAGGCGACCGACCTGCAGCGCGAGGCGCTGATGCACCACGAGCTCAGCCACGTGCAGCAGGCGCTCGACCGCGATGGCGAGCCGCGTTTCAACACGCAGACCGGCGAGCCGATCTATTGCCTGGTGGCGCACGACATCGAGGAGTTCAACAAGACGGTCGAACGCTACGGGCTGTGGAAGGATGACGTGCGGCAGTTCGCCGAGACCTGCGCGAGGGTCGAGCGGTGAGCACACAGCCCGGAACCGGCCTGGCCCGCTTCGCCGAGGTGGTGGCGCTGCTGGTGAAGCAACCTCGCACCATCACCGAGCTGTCGGAGGCGATGGGCCAGGACAAGCCGAACGATCAGCCGGCCCGCTACATCAACGCGCTGCGCGCCGAGGGCCTGCTGTACGTGAAGGAGTGGAGGCAGCAGTTCAATGGTCGCGGCAAGCCGTGGCCCGTCTACGCCTGGCAGCCCAGCGTGTTGGAGCTGCCCGACGCGCCGCGGCCGGAGTGCACGCCGCGCCCGCCGAAGGCCGGCAAGCGCGATCTCGCGCGCCAGCGGCGCGAGGCTGCGTCATGCACGACGCCCGCCTGAAGTGCTGCCGCTGCGGCGGCACCGGCCACCTGTCGAAGGACTGCCGCATCCCGCTGCTGCCCGTGAAGAATTTGCCGAAGCCCGCGCACAAGCCGGCGAAATCATGATCAAATTCGAGTAACGCGCGCCGGGCGCATCCCGGCATCATTGGAGAAATCATGAGCACTGGAACCGGCATCGCCATAGCTGGCGCTGCAGCATCGGCCGCGTGCGTTGCGATCTTCGCGCCGCCAGCAGTGGCGCAAATGGTCTTGGCCTTCGTCGTCGTCGGCTTCGTCTGGAAGTGGCTGCTTTCATGACCCGCCGCGTCTTCCTCGACATGGACGGCGTGGTGGTTGACTTCGAGGGCTACCTGCGCCACCTCAACGAAACCATCGCCTTCTCGGGCTCGGCGCCTTTCACCGGCGACGACGTGAAGCGCAGCGCGGGAGCCTACGCCAACATGCTGCCGACCCCCGGCGCGCTCGACGGCGTGCGCTCCATCATCGGCATGGGCTTCGACGTCTGGCTCGCCACCAAGCCTCCCACCGGCATCAGCTGGGCCTACGCCGACAAGGCCGAATGGGTCTTCAAGCACCTGCCCGAACTCAAGCGCAAGCTGATCATCACGCACGACAAGGGGATGCTGGGGTGCGAGCGCGACATCCTGGTGGACGATCGGCCGCACCGAGCGAACTGCGTGGCGTTTCGCGGCATGCTGGTGATCTTTGGCACGCAACGGCACGGGCCGATCAATCTCGTCCGCAGGACGTGCCGAAGCCCCGACTGGCCCGACCTGCTGCGCCTGCTGAGCATGATCGCCCCGAACCGCGAGCGCAGGTCGGCGCTGGCGTTCTGACAATGGCGAACTTCTACCACTCCAGCAACCCTCGCCACCTGAGCGCGGCAGGCATCACGCTGACGCGCAAGCGCAAGCGGGCGCGCTACTTGGCGCACGGCAACATGCCGATCGTGATCTTTCGCGCCAAGCGTCGTGCGGCTGAGCGCGGCAAGCCAGCGGTGAGATACAGCAACCATCCGTTCTCGTGCCAACTGATGATCGCGGATCGGCGCATTGCGCAGCTGCGCGAGTCGATGATCACGGCGTGGCAGCGCCAGCACGAAATGCGCCGCGAAGCCTCCTACCGCGCGGCCTGCATGTCATAATCAAATTTGATCAACCGCGCGGCCCGGTCGCGCCGCATCTTTGGAGAAGCACCTTGGAGATCAAACCCACCATTGGCCGCAAGGTCTGGTACTGGCCCACCAACGACACGTCGATGGCAGTGAGCAGTGCCGACCAGGCGCTCGACGCGACCGTGATCTACGTGCACGAAGATGGCTTCGTGAACCTGTTCATCGTCGACCACATGGGCGCGATGTACTCGCGCCACCGCGTGCCGCTGCACCAGGGCGACGTCGACAGCCGGCCGCGGAGCCATGGGTGCGCCACGTGGATGCCGTACCAGCGCGAGCAGGCGGCGAAGACGTCCACCGTCACCGCCGAGGAGAAGGCCGAGCTGCTGGAGGTGTTCGAGAAGCCGCGACACACCGTCGACATTCCCGACTCCAGCGGCCGTATCGCGCGCTACATCCTCGACGACGCCGCGAGCACCGAGAGTGCGCTGTCGGCCAAGCTGATCGAGATGGGCTGGACGCCGCCGGGGTATGCGAAGCCGATCGATTCGGCGGGCCCGCTGCTCAGCAGCGCCACCGACCAGCAGCTGCTGGCCGAGGCCAATGCGCGCGGTCACGCGGTGCTGCACCACACCACGCAGGAGCGGGCAGAGCTGATGGCGGAAGCCGTCGCCTCCGACCCCTGCATCACCAAACGCAGGGCCAGCGAGCCGATGTTCACGCTGCTCGGTCGCGACCCGGTGGCGGCCAGCCTGGTGCGACTGTGGGCGACTGCGCGGGAGCGCTTGAAGATCAAGATCACGCCGCCGGAACGCATTGAGGAAGCGATTCGCCTCTCTGCAGGGATGAGAAGCTACTACCAAGACGAGAAGTACGCTGATCCCATCGACGTGCTCGACCTGCTACCGCTCGACATGCTGGAGCGCGCTCTGGCGGGCCGTGGGTACAACGTGCTGCCCAACGCGGCGAGGATGGCGGGCGAGATGAAAGACGGGAGCGCACCGACCGGCGTTCCGCGGATCTCCGGCCCGTTCTACGAGCAGCTGAAGAAGCAGCTGCGCGAGGAGCTGTTTGTAATGCCTGACCTGCGTCCGGCTGGCGCAGGCGATCGCAGCACCACCCCGTGCGTCGACATCACGCCGGAACGCTGACCATGGACGGCAATGAACTGGTCAAGTTTCTCGCCGCCACGGTCGAGAAGCACACCCTGCAGGCCTGCAGCACCGAGCAGCTGAAGGCCGAGCTCGCGCGACGCGGCGAGGCACTGCCCCAGCAGATCGACCTGCGAGAGCCGCTGGCGCGGCTGTTCCAGGCCGCCGACCTGCTGAACCAGAACCTCAACAGCGGCGACTACGATGACGCGGTGCGCGAGGCCATGGCCCAGCTGCTGCCGGACATCGAGCGCGCGCTGATTCTCGACTGCAGCGACGCGGCACGGCGCCAGGCCAAGCCGCGAGGCTGGATGGGCGACCGCAGCGGCGGTCCGCACGGCCCGCACGACTGACACTTAATCTGTCGCGCACGGCCGGCCGGCCCTTGCGTGGCAAGCAGTTAGCGACGCCGGCCTGATCATCGGGCGCGCTTTGGGCGCGCCAGCACCTGGAGACCGCAATGAAAAGCACATTTGACCGCATCAAGAAGCTCGTCGCCGAGCAGCTGGGCCTGAGCTACGACAACCTCGACGACAACGTGAAGCCCGAGAGCAGCCTGGTCGGAGACCTGGGCGCCGACAGCCTCGATACCGTCGAGATCGTCATGGCCCTCGAAGACGAGTTCGGCATCGAGATCCCCGACGAGCACGCCGAGAAGATCAAGACCGTGCAGGACTGCCTCGACGTCGTGGAGCAGCACCTGAAGCTGCGCGGGGTGTCGGCGTGAGCGGCGGCGAGCGCGACGACGGCGGGCCGGCGTTCCCGCACACGCTGCCCGGGCACCAGATCGAGAGAGGCATGTCCCTGCGCGATCACTTCGCGGGGATGGCGATGCAAGGTGAGTTGGCTGCGATGTGCGACGGCGACGTACCAGGTGTGCCGATGGACATCAAAGACGACACCATCGACCGCCTCGCTCGCCACTGGTACCGCATCGCCGACGCCATGCTGAAGGCGAGGGCAGCATGAACGCCCACGCTGCCATCAACGCGCTGCTGATCTTCCTGATGGTGCCTGGCGTCATCACGGCCTGGCACATCCTGTTCAGCATCGCCATGGCCTGCGAAGACCGCGACGGCGAGCTGATGGAGTGGTACAAGCGCGGCCCGCTACTCGGGCAGTGCCTGATCTGGTTGCTGTGGCCGGTGTTCTTGATTTGGAGGCACAGGCGCCGTGGATAACAGCCCTTGGACCCTGATCATCGACGGCCACGAGTACCAAGGCTCGATCACCGAGCTGCAGGTGACGCTTCCGATCGCCGCCCGGTGGAACGCCAAGAACTGCCGCAAGCTGTGGCCGCGGCCGCCTGGCGGTAAGCGGGCGCGTCGTGCCAGGTTCTACGCGAGGCAGCGCAAGTTGCGTTGGCTCGCGCGGCAGGTCAGGCAGGACTTGGAGCGGTTCTATGGCCGCCCGCTCACGCCGGAGCTGCGCGACGAGGTGATCGAGCAGGTCTACCACTCGCTCCGCTGATGCTCTGCCCCATCTGCGGCCGCCCGACGCGCCTGCTGCGCACCGAGCCGCTGGAGGTGGGCGCAGTGCGCCACGTGCGCCTGTGCACGATCCCGACCGCGCTGGCGCACCCTCACGTCGAGTTCGAGACCGTTGAGGTGCTGGCCGCCACGCTGAGCGGCATGGGCGCGGCCGCGCTGGCGCGCGAGCTGCACCGCGCGCGCAAGGGGCTGCGGCGCCGCGTCGAGACCGAGACCATCCGGCGAAAGACGCTGAAGCTGCTGGCCGCCGGCAAGCGCACGGCGCACGTGGCGCGCGCGGTCGGCATAACCGAGGCCCGTGTTCGTCAAATTCGAGCAGAAGCGGCCGCTGTGACGGTATCCTCCGCGCATGGTGAACCCGAACCCCAAAGCGAAACCGGACCTGAAGCACGGCAACAGCCACCCGCTGCGCGCTGAAGCGATCGAGTGGATTTACAACCACCTGTTCGTCAACGGCGAGAGTGACCTGCGGCCGATCTACGAGCGATACGAGAAGGGCCAAGGCGTCGGCCACCACACGGTTTGGGGGTGGATCCGCCAGGTCAAAGCCGCGGGCCCGCGCAAGACCGACCTGAGCGCGGCCGCGGCGCGCGTCGAGGAGATCATGGACACCGACATCGGCAAGAACCTGCCGGTGGCGCCATCGCCGCACTACGTCGCGAGCGCCGGCGAGCGCGGCATGCGCAACCTCGACATCCTAGGCTGCCTCTCGCAGGCGAAGCACGACATCGACATGCTGCGCAAGCACGCGGTCAAGATGGTGACCGATCCCGACACGGGCGAGCAGGCCGAGGGCATCAAGAACCCGCTGCTGTTCGAGAAGCAGATTCAGCGCCGGCTGAACCTGGCCGACAGCGCGATGAAGGCCATGAGCGAGGTGTGGAACCTGCGCACGATGCAGAACTTCTACGAGACTGTGGTCGACGAGATCGGCAAGGAATCACCGGAATGCCAGCAGCGCATCATGCGCCGCCTGGCCGCGCTGAACGCGCGCACGGGGATGACGCTAAACGCCAGGGTCTGACATGGGCGGACCCACGAGCGGCCGCTGGCGCGCCAACAAGGCGAGCGTGAACGACTGGGAGTCGGGCCTGGGCGCTGCGATCGCCGCCCTGGAGGCAAAGACCGGCTTCGTGGTGACCGAGCGCCGCAAGGTGATCGAGCCAGGCACCACGTTCCGCGAATGGGTCGAGCAGCTGGCCGCCGATGGCCTCAAGGTCGACGGCAAGCCATTCACACTAGAGGACCGGCCAGCGATGGCGTGGGTCTACGACCAGATCCCGAGCACCGAGGATGAAGCCTTCCGCCTGTGCCTGGTGATGATGAAGTGCGCGCAGGTCGGCTTCACGGTGTTCGAGATGCTGGCCGCGATCTACCTTGGTCTGCGCTTCGGGCCGGCCACCGTCGGCATGTTCCTGCCAGACATGAACTTGGCCGGCGTGAAGTCGACCGAGCGGTTCATGCCGATCGTGCGCAGCGTGCCAGAGGTGCACAGCCTGATGACGCAAGACGCGGCCGACGGATCTGGCCGCAAGGCAGGCGAGGGCAACGTCAACCGCCGGCGCATCGATCAGGCGCTGTTCATCTTCAGCTGGACCAGCGGCAAGGCCACCACCGAGTCGATCCCGATGGACGTGCTGTCCTTCGACGAGGTGCAGGAGATGACGCTGGAGCAGATCGAAAAGACCTACGAGCGCTTGAGCGCGTCGTCGATCCGCTTCATGCAGATGGGCAGCACTGCCAACTGGCCCGACCTGGATATCCACTGGTGGTACAAGAAGGGCAGCCAGCACCGCTTCTACACGCGCTGCACGACATGCGGCAGCGAGAAGCCGCTGGATGACTACTTCCCGGAGTGCATCAAGTACGACCCCGAGCGCCGCGCGCACCGCTACGTTTGCCCAAGCGGCCATTGGATCGACGACACGCAGCAAGGTGAGTGGCGCGCCGACAACCCGGAAGCCGACCCGCCGATCGACACCACGATCCCGAAGAAGGACCGGCCGCGGCGCATCCGCTCGCTGCACTTCCCGCAGTTCCTCTCGCCGACGATCAGCGCCGGCGAAATCCTCGACGCCTACAACACGGCCGAGGACATGAAGAACTTCTACAACCGGAAGCTCGGCAAGCCCTACCTCGACCCGTCGCAGATTCCGGTGACCATGGAGCACTGTCGCGCTGCCGAAGCCGCCGGCATCGCGCTGGGGCTGCAGTGGAAGCAGCGAGCGCGCGGCACATTCATGGGCATCGACCAGATGGGCCGCTACAACGTGGTGGTGATCAAGGAACGGCTGCCCGATGGGCGCCAGGCGACGATCCACGTCGAGGAGGTCTACAGCAAGGAGCCGTTCAAGCGCTGCGACGAGCTCATGGAGCAGTACGGCGTGCAGTGCTGCGTGCTGGAGCAGAACCCGAACTACAACGACGCGCACAACTTCGCCAACCGCCACCCTGGCAAGGTCTTCCTGTGCAACAGCTTCGGCGAGGTGAAAGAGGGCATGATCGTGTGGGGCGACGCGCCGAAGCTCGACGCCAGCGACCGCCGCACCAGCGACGAGGCGCGCGACCGCTACACGCTGCGCATGGACCAGTACAAGTGCATGCAGGTCTCGATGATGCGCATCGTCAAAGGCCTATGCCTGTTCCCCGACAGCAAGGCGCTGGTGCAGGAGGTGATGCACGAGGGCCGCATGCAGCTGATGCCGGTGCTGCCGCGCGCCTGGTACCACTTCACGAAGACCGCCCTGGTGGCCGAGCTCGACGAGGAGAAGGGCACCAACAAGTACAAGCGCTGCGTGCGCAAGGTCGGCATAGATCCGCACTTCAGCTACGCCAACATGCTCTGCGACGTGGCCTGGGCACGCGCGCACGGCACCAGCACTTTCATCCTGCCGGGAGACGACGTGATCGAGAAAGACGCGATGCTGAAGAACCCGATCATCCCCGAGCAGCTGAAGCAGCTGGTGCGGCAGGAGATCCCCGCGGGCGACGTGTGCGGGCGCTGCAGCGCGCGCAACCCCGAAACCGGCCGGTGCGATGAACGCGGCTTCCTGGTGAAGCCCGAGCAGCCCGGGTGCGTGCTATTCGTGGCGTCGTGACGTGACGATGAAGGCTCTTGGACGGAAAGCCTAGACCAACCTCACCAGCCAGGAGATCGACGATGAAACGCTGACGCGCCCAACCCGCGCCCGACGAGTAGCCCCGGCATCGCAACTGCGCGCCGGGGCTACGCTTTTTTGAGCGGCGCGACAGATTAAGGATCAGGCAGGCGCAGGCTCCGGCAGTTCGTAGCGGCCGCTGTCGCGCGGGAACAGGTGCACCAGCACCCAGTCGCGCGGTTTGCGCGCGGGGTCGTGAAGATCGGCGTCGTAGACGACCCAGCGGCCCGGCGGGATGCGGTAGAGCTCGGCCAGACGCGAGGCGCCGATGTGGTGGTATTGGCCGTCGTGCGGCGAGCGCACGCAGCCCGGGTGAAGGACGTAGATCGTTTCCATAGCTGCCCCTATGACGTGGGTGATTGTCTCACCCGGCCGCTGAACGCTACCCGCCCGGGTTAGGGGGAAGACGTAACAGCGGGCGCAGCGCGAGGTCGTGAGCGAAGACTGGCCGCTCTAACCGGAGCAGTACCATGTCCACCTTGCCAGCCCGCCCGCGCGTCGCCGCGCTCGACTACAGCCGCGACCTGTCACCCGCCCGCCAGGCGCTTCTCTCGCGCTTCCCGTTCGTCGTGCTGAGCTTCTTGCAGGCGCAGCTGAGCGCCGCGGCGCTGCCGGCCACGCTGGCGTTCCTGCAGGCACTGCGCAACGCCGGCACGCAGGTGGCGCAGTACACGATCCTCAACGAGTTCAAAGACCCGCAGACCACCAGCGACGAGACCTACTCGTGGTGGCAGCAGATGAACGCCAACGCCTGGTGGGCGCTGAACGCCGGCGCCAAGGTGCAGTGGACGACCGCATTCGGCAACTTCGAGGCCAACCCGACGCGCGAGACGCAGCCTGACGCGCAGGGCCGCCACGTGCCGCAGGCGCGCGCCGACTGGGACTGGTCGAACCGCCTGCAGTACCTGGCGCCGCTGGTGGGCTACGTGTTCTGCGACAACACGATGTTCCAGCCGCGAGTGACCGCTGACTACAACTGCGACGGCACGAGCGAGGCGCCGGCCCAGGCCGCGCAGGCATTCCGCACGGGCTACGCCGAGTTCTTCGCGGCGCTGCAGGCGCGCGGCTTCAAGGTGATGGGCAACAGCGACTGCGACACCTCGGCCGCCGGCGGCTACGGCTGCAGCCTGTCGAAGCCCGAGCTCAAGGGTGTCGCGCAGGGTGCGTTCCTGGAAGGCGTCGCCGGCAAGAGCTACAGCCTGGAGGGATTCGCCGGCGTGGCCGCGGTGCTGAAGTACATCCGCAGCGCGATCAACGCGACGCAGCCAGGCAGCCCGGTGCTGGTGAACGTCTACGCCGACCTGCCGGCCAGCGTGCAGCTGGCGCGCTACGGCCTGTGCATCTCGATGCTGGAGGATGGGCTGTACTGCCTGAACGCGGCCAGCAACCAGGCGCCGCTCTGGCTCGACGAGTACGACCAGCCGATTGGCGATCCCACCGACGGGCCGCAGAGCGCGCCGACGCTGAGCGGCTGCTTCGTTCGCCGCTACAGCAACGGCATGGTGTTGGTGAACCCGACCAGTGCCGCGATCACGGTCGACCTGACTGGGCAGGGCCTGCGGCGTTTCTCAGGTTCGCAGGATCCGGTGGTGAACAACGGCCAGGCCGTCAGCCAGGTGACCTTGCAGCCGAAGGACGGCGTGCTGCTGCTGAAGCTCTAAGCGGCCGCGTCGGCGCAGTCGTCGTTGGCCGCGCCGCGGCGCTTCTTGCCGCGGTCGCTGCGCACTTTCGGTGCCTTGCGCTGGTTCACCACGCGCGCCAGGTCGAAGACGCTCGCGACGCGCTTGCGCTTGACGCGGTTCTTCAGTGTGCGGCGCCGGTTGTACTGGCTGCTGGTGAGCGGAGGCGGCTTCGGCTCGTCGGGCCCGGTGCCGAGGCAGTAGACGGCGCGCGGATAGAACAGCGCCGTCCCGTTGAGGTCGCTGCGCTCGTAGCTGCAGATGCGCACCTTCTGGTTCTTCTGCGTGCGCAGCCGGTTGAGCGTGCAGGTGATTTGCCGGATGTCGGAGCCTGCGACGCCGGCCAGGAGCTCGCGCGCTGTGAGCGGGCCGTCGGCCAGCATGGCGAGGATCTTCGCAGTGACGACGCGCTTGGTCATGTGGTCGAGTGCGAGGGCGAGATCGCGGCGCGAACTTCTTTCGCCTGTGCCAACACCTGCGAAGCGAGGGCGAAGCGTCGTTCAGGCAACCCGCGCTCCATCAGGTAGGTGAGCAGGTTGACGACGTTCTCCGACAGCACGTCGAGCATGTCGCGCAGTTCGCCGCTCACCTCTTGCCGCTCTTGCTGCGCGGCTGGGAGCTCTCGGTGGGTGGTGAGGGCGGCAAGCAGCTTGCGCTTGAGTGCCGGGATCGTGTCATCGCGCAACGTTGCGAAGCGGTCGTAAACCTCGTCCGACATTGCCTTGCCCATGTACTGGTTGTGCGTTGCGCCGACGTGTTGTGCCATGCGAACGAGATCGTTCAGCATCTGCTCGATTGCTTCGTGCCCCTCCACCGCTGGCGCTGCTGCCGACAGCCCTGCCACGCTGGCTGTGGCGGATGTCTCGGCTTCGGTCTTGTCCTTCTTGCGCCGCGTCCCCGGAACGTAGTCGCCGAGCCGATCAGTGCGGCCTGAGCCGTGGCACTTGCTGCAGGCGAGCCATACGCGCGAGCCGAGGACAAAACCTTCGTCGCATTCCGGGCAAACCAACTCCTCGGAGATCGCCTCCTGCGCCTGCTCGGGCTGGGCGGACAGCGCGTCAGCAGCCTCTCGCATCAGGTCGGCATGCGCGTCGTCTGCCTTGTTCGCTTCGGCGAGTAGGCGATGGATCAGGTCATCACGGTTCGTCATGCTGATTGCTCCTTGGTGGCGACTTCGCAAATGTCTGGTGGTGGCGAGTCATAGGAGTCTTCGGTCAGCCGACCACAGTAGCGGCAACGCTCGTCAGGCATTGCCTTCTCTCGCACGGTGACAACCCATTTCCTGTCGCCGCCTTCGATTTCAAAGGTGCCGCCATGAAACTCGGCCTTTTCGACGCAGGCCCGGAGAACGTCACTGGTGACAGCTACCTTCTTGCCGACGAAAGCCGTGCCAGTGGAATTGACGCGACCTTGATGGATGCGTCCGGACAGCGGGCTCACTGCAATGCGCGTAGCCATATCACACCCCTCCCTCATCGGCGGATGCCTTGGTGGGCCCCTCGTCGGCCTGCGCCGGGTGAGTGGTGCAGAGGGCGGCGACCTTCTCGATCACCTCGGCGGCCTTGTATCCCCATTCCTCGTCGGCGTTCAGCCGCTCGGCATCGATCGCAGCCCGGAAGCCCATGCGCCATGCTGCTTCGACCTGTGCCTCCGTCAGTCCCTGCGCCACTGGCTGTGCTGCGACATGCTGCTGCAACGCTTCCAATCGTGGCCTTGCGAGCCTGCCCCGTTGGATGACCTTTGCATTGAAAAGCGCTGTCTCTACCCGCGCCATAGCGTAGTCTTCGAGCAGTTCATCGAACTTCGTTCGCCACGCCACCGGCTCTGCTGCCCCCTGCTGCGCCACGGGAGGGCGGGCGGCGAGCATCTGCGTAAGGCAGTCACGGTCATGCAGCGAAGCCGCATCCATCTCGGCGGTCGCCAGCACCGTCACGTAACCGTTCGGCTCGCGCCGCATTACTGTTGCGTGGAGCTTGCCGTCAGTGATACACGCGCCAATGTGCAACCTGTCGGCCGCCACCGGCTCGGCCTGCGGCTTCCCAAGCGGCGGCTTCCACTGCTCGCCATCGTGGTACGTGTAGCCCAGGTCCTGTAGCGTCTTGATGGCAGCGTCACGCGCGGTTCGGCTTGGATTCTCGGACTGCAGATGTGCGGAGATCGCTTCACGCGCATACTCCTGCACGCACATCTGCAGCGCCGCCGCGATGTCCTGGCGCCCCATTACGCTCGGGTGCGCAGCACCCCATTCGTTCACAAGGCTCCAAAATTTCTTCTGAAGGGATGGCAGTGGCGCGATATTGGTGTTCTCAGCCACGACCCACCCCCATCCCGCAGTCGCACCGCCCAGGCCGCCGGCCCTGCTGGCAGCCGCCGCCGGCACAGCCGTTGTTCGTCGGGGCGTACTTCACCAGCAGCCGCAGCAGGCCGCAGGCGGCGATCGCGAGGGTGAAGTAGCTGCTGATGCCGAGCACCAGGCAGAGCACCAGCGGAATCAGAATGACGCCTGCGGCGACGATGATCCGGTCGGGGTGAACGGGTGATTTCACAGACTCTCCAATGGGTTGCGGGGTGGTCGAATTGTACGCCAGCTAATCAAAAAAGATCAAATCAGCGTCCGCGCCGCTCCGGTCGTCGTGACGACACCATGGCGACATGGACAATGCCGCCTCCGTTGCCTTCAATCCCGACGCGCCTGCCGACGAGCGCCGCGACGCCCAAGCGGAGCTGCAGAAGGCGCATGCCCCAACGTCATCCGACATCACCAAGAACGTCGGTAACCTGGCGCCCCTGATCGACTTCATCCGGCATCAGGCCGAGGAACAGGAGTTCCAGAAGTCGCTCACCAAGCAAAACGTGATCCCATTCCCGTCGCTGGCGGTCAAAAACCGCAAGCCCGGCATGCAGTCGGTCACGCTCGACGACATGCTGGTGACGGTGCAAGGCGACTGGTACGAGCGCCCTGGCTCGATGCCGTTCGACTCTCTGCGCATGATGGTGCGCGAGACGCCGGTGCTTGGCGCCGTGATCATGCAGCGCATTCGCCAGGTGCAACGCTTCTGCCGTCCGCAGGAGAACGGCAAGGGCTACGGTTTCAAGATCGCGCTGAAGGACAAGACGGCGCACACCGGCCCCGAGGAGGAGCAGTCCATCGCGCTGCTGCAGGATTTCTTCAGCAACTGCGGCTGGGAGAAGAACCCGCGCGCGCGCCGGCGCCTGAAGCGCGACGACTTCACGTCGTTCATGGGCAAGCTGGTGCGGGAGTCGCTGACCCTGGACTCGATGCCGATCGAGACGGAGTTCAAGCGCGATCGCAGCCAGGGCATCGACGGCATGTATGCGGTCGACGGCGCGACGGTGCGGCTGTGCACTGAGCTCGGCTACGAGGGCGACGACGAGATTTACGCCCTGCAGGTGGTGCAGGGCCAGGTGCGCGCGGTCTACACCTACGACGACCTGATCTACGTCCCTCGCAACCCGCTGGCGGACGTGAACGCTGGCGGCTACGGCCTGAGCGAGACGGAGCTGCTGGTGCGCACGGTGACTGGCTTCCTGAACGCCTTCACCTACAACACCAAGTTCTTCGACTCGAATCAGATCCCGAAGGGCCTGCTGCACCTGTCTGGCAACTACGACGACAACGACATCACCGCGTTCAAGCGCTTCTGGAACGCGATGGTCAAGGGCATCAACAATGCCTGGTCGCTGCCGGTGATGGTGTCGAAGGACCAGGAGTCGAAGGCCACGTTCGAGAACTTCGGTGTCGAGGTCAACGAGATCATGTTCGCGAAGTGGATGGTGTTCCTCGTGAGCATCATCTGCGCGATCTACGGTATCGCTCCCGAGGAGATCAACTTCGAGAGCTTCACCGCCGGCACGAGCTCGCTGAGCGGCGACGACACCGAGGAGAAGCTGGTCTCGTCGAAGGACAAGGGCCTGCGGCCGCTGTTGAGCTACTTCGAGAACCTGTTCACCGACTACGTGGTCTCGGAGTACGGAGACAAGTACGTGTTCCGCTGGACAGGCCTCGACGAGGAGGATCCGAAGTCGGCAGCCGAGCGCCAGAAGCTGTCGATGACGTGGAACGAGATGCGTGCACTCGACGACCTGCCGAAGATCCCTGGCAAGGTCGGCGACGCGCCGCTCAACCCCGCCCTGCTCGGCGCCTGGCAGCAAGAGAACATGCCGCAGGAGACCGACTTCGGCCAGCCCGGGCAGCAGCAGCCGCCAGGCGACGACGAGGGTGCGTCAGCCGAGGGCCAGGACTTTGGCAGCCCGGGCGACGAGAACGACACCGGCGCCGACTTCGGCCAGGCCGGCGGCGACGACATCCAGGGCGGCGGCGACGAGCCTGCCGACAGCGCCACGATGGCGAAGGCCTTCGGCCTGCCGGTGTTCAAAATCGAGCCGTGATGAAGCCACAGCAGCAGAAGCAGCAGCCCGAGAAGGAGCCCAAGGACGTCGCCGTCGGCGACGAGCTCTACGTGCATCACGGCGGCCAGCCGCACACGTGCCGCGTGGTCGCGCACGGCCGCCATGGCGTCACGGGCGAGATCGAGGGCAAGCACCACAAGTTCACCTGGGACCGGGTGCTCGGGCACAAGAAGCGCGCGAAGCTGCGCTACCGCATCACCGACCAGGGCGAGGACGGCATGATCCTGGAGGATCACGCCGGCAACCGCCGCTACCTGGCGACCCCCAACGAGGCAAAAGAGGATCCCTACGTGGCGAAGGCACTCGACCCGCGGCGCCCGGTGCTGCTGCTCAAGGCTGGCGAACCGAAGGGGCCGACGCGCCCGGGGCTGACCGAAAAGCACCTGACCGACAAGCGCGGCGTGCAGACCACGCGCTACGTGCGCACACAGAAGGACCAGCCGAGGCAGCGCCAGCGCGCCGCCGGCGATGCCGAGGCTGGCGCCGCGCACGGCTACGGCACGCACAACCTGAGCGCCGGCGACACCGTGCACTTCGCCGCCGGCGACTTCCAGGGCAGCGGCGTCATCGTCGGCGAGCCCGGCGCCGACGGCGCGCACGTCAAGGACGCCAGTGGCCGCGTGCACCAGGTGCGGTGGGCCGAGATCACAGGCCACGAGCCGCGCGAGGGCCAGAAGCCGACCGTGCAGCACGGTGTGCGCGGCGAGCAGAAGCCGATCCCAGCGGACCAGTTCAAGGCGGGCGACTACGCGGCGCAGCACAACGACCCCAACGTGACGCCCGAGGCGATCCTGTCGCAGTTCCCGCCCGACACAGCCGAGAAGATCCAGGCGGTGCAGGAGCGTCTGAAGTCCGTCGAAGAAACGATCGAGCAGCACAAGCAAGGCGACGACTACGACGAGAAGCGCAAGGCGCTGCACGTGAAAATCTACGATCACTTCCTCTCGCCGGAGAAGGTGATCGCGGCGACGCCACCCGAGGGTCAGAAGCCCACGCTCACGCTGCTGGGCGGCCGCGGCGGCTCGGGCAAGAGCTGGTTCAAGGGCAAGGTCTACGACGAGGCGCATGCGATCGTCATCGATCCGGACGAGATCAAGGGCATGCTGCCCGAGTACGAGGGATGGAACGCCCACCAGGTGCACTCCGAGTCGAGCGACATCACCGACGAGATCATCAAGATGGCCCGCGACTTCGGCTGCAACGTGGTGCTCGATGCCACGATGAAGACCGCCAAGAGCACGCTCAAGAAGCTCGACGAGTTCAAAGGCGCCGGCTACCGTGTCGAGGCCCACTACATGCACCTGCCGCGGCAGGAGGCAGCCAAGCGCGCCGTGCAGCGCTTCCTTGGCAAGACGCAGCGGTACGTGCCGGTCGACGTCGTGCTGGGCAACACCGAGAACGAGAAGACGTTCGATCAGGTGCGCGAGCACGCCGACCGCTGGTCGTTCCGGGACAACAACGTGCAGCAGGGCCAGGAGCCGATCTTGATCAGCCAGGGCGGCAAGGATCACGAGGAGCAGCCATTGAAGAAGTCCCTCGGAGCAACTATCCTCTTGGTATGGAAAAGGCCATGATCCCAACCCCCGAGCAGCGCCCGGACCTGTACGACGACTACGACTGCCAGGACGTCAAGCCGCTGTCGCCGGAGTACCGGAAGACGGCACTCTCGCCGACCCTGCAGAAGATGTTGGCAGAGCGCCAGAAGGCAAAGCAGCCCGCGAAGCCGGAAGACAAATCCGAGTAATTCGCATGGGGATTGCTTGATCAAATCTGATCATCAGCCCCACAATCGACCCCATCGACAGCGGTGTAGCTCAGCCAGGTAGAGCAGCGGGTTCATACCCCGCGGGTCGCAGGATCGAAGCCTGCCACCGCAACCAGATTCCTTCACCACACGGAGATCACGTGAGCACCTTCACCCCCAAGCTCAACAAGCAGGTCAAGTACCGCACGCAGCGCGGCAACACGGGCACCGGCAAGATCAAGGAAATCCCGCCGGCGGGCGTGAACGGCCAGTTCATCCACGTGGTGGACTCCACCTCCAAGAAGCTGCTGAAGCTGCGTCCGGCGCAGCTGAGCGCGGCCTGAGCATCGAACCCGACGCGACACCTGCCGGACCCGTGGTGGACATAGGAGTGGTGTGACGGAGGCCAGAGGCCTCAACGAACAACCTGTGGAAGCGAACGCGAGAGGGCCAACCGGGTGACGCCGGTTGGCTAACGTAACCGGGGAGCGCTACCGAGATCGAACGGGCCCGGCAGTCATGAAGACGCGCGAGGGGATTGGCTGTCAACCAGCCCCGCAGCAGTACCAGCAGCACGAGCAGTGAAAGCCTGCGCCGGAGACGTACCCGGACGACTGGCCGCCGTAAGCGGCCACCTTCACGCATGCGCCTGAGCCGTGTCGGCGGACACGGTGAGCCGCCGTGACAATCCTGGCCCTGGTGCCAGGGAAGTCGGGCGCAGTCGTGAGGGTGGAAGTTAAGCGGAAGCGCTGCCGCATGGTGATCTGTGTTCGCCGCGTCCTGGCTCGCGACCAGGCACCCTCAGCCTTCACGCATGCGCCTGGATAGGGGCCGTACCCCCGAAGTCTGTACGGGGCCTCCCTTGCCGGGAGCTGGGCGCAGTCGTGAGGGTGGAGCGCACCACGGGTTGGCGCCGTGGTAGTCCTGTTTCATGGGCTTACATCTCAACTCCTCCTTTCTTGTTGACGCTGCCGCATGCGAGGCGCGCCACCCTCAACCATGATCAAAAATCGTGACGCTACTCTGTGCGTCTCAACCCTTGGAGATCCCATGTCCATCAACTCCGTTGTCGACGCCATCAAGGCCAAGGCCGAAGCCGATCTGTCCGTGTTCAAGGCCGAGCTCGTCGGCTTCGAGCACCACGTCGAATCGATCTTCAGCCTGGGCGTGAAGTACGCCGCCGAACACCTCGGCTTCAGCGCCTCCGAAGCGCAGGCCCAGCCCGAGCAGACCGCCGCCGCGCCGCAGGGCACCGAAGGCGCCGCCACCGAAGCCTCGGCGAGCTGATCGCCAACAGGGAGGAGATGTGTTCTCCGACCACCACGCGCTCGAACGCATCGAGCACATCGTCACCACCATCGAAAGGATGGAACGCTTCATCATGACCGCTCTCGAAGACCTGCAAGCATCGACCGCCGCCCTCGTGCAGAAAGTCGGCGCACTCGAAACCCTCACGAACTCGCTGAAGTCGCAGCTGGACACCCTGGCGAACGCCGGCGGTGCCACGCCCGACCAGCTGAACGCGCTGAAGGCGCAGATCGACGCGGCCGCGCAGGGCGTGGACGCCACGATCGCCGCCGACTCGCCGGCCGCGCCGGCCCCGGCCCCCGCTCCCGCGCCGGCCCCGGCGCCGGCCGACGCGGGCCAGGCCGCCACACCCGCGGCCTGATTGCGTGTTCGCAGAGTCCGGGCCTTCGGGCCCGGGCTTTCTGATCAGCGCCAGCACGCTGACATTGATCAGAGAGCTCACCGCAACCGCGGCTTGGCCCCGCGGTTGATTTGCGTGCATGCACGCACACGGCACACAACGCTGCCTCATGCGAGTGCGGTGGGTTCTCGACTGGTAGCACCTTCACAGAAGCGGCGTCAGGGTCGGGATGGGTACGGCGCTGCACCTGCATGCCCGGCCCGCTTCTGTGAGGGTGAATGCGCAGGCTGATGCGCGAATCGTGAGAGCAAGATCCCTTCCGGTATAGCCTCGTAGGAGGTGTCGTTAGCGGTGCGGTAGGGCTCACTGGCCCGCTCGTAAGAGCCTACCAGTGGGGATGTAAAACGAGGCGTCACTACACGCCTATTGCCTCAAAGCCGGAGATCAGCACCGGCCACCCTCAACTCAAAAATGAGTCGTGATGCCCCAATCGGGGCATGGAACTCCTCAAGCACTTCGACCGCAACACCGCGGGCCGCGACCTGATCGTCGGCGACGTCCACGGTTGCTTCACCAAGCTGCAGGCCGCGCTCGACGCGCTGAAATTCGACCCCGCGCGCGATCGCCTGTTCTCCGTCGGTGACTTGGTGGACCGCGGCCAGGAATCCGACGACGCTACCGAGTGGCTGGCGAAGCCATGGTTCCACGCGGTGCGCGGCAATCACGAGCAGATGGCGATCGACTTCGCGGCCGGCTTCGGCGACCCGCGCCTCTACATGATGAACGGCGGCGCCTGGTTCATCGGCCACCCGAAGTCGCACCAGCAGTGGATGGCCGACCAGTTCGCCGCGCTGCCGATCGCGATCGAGGTCGAAACCGAGCACGGCCTGGTCGGCATCGTGCACGCAGAGTGCCCGACGATCCGCTGGCAAGACCTGCGCGATGCGCTGACGGGCCCGGCATCCAACGGCTTCCAGCAGCTGTGCATGTGGTCGCGCGACCGTATCACGGGCGAGCTCGTCGATCACACCGAGGGCGTCAGCGCGGTGATCGTCGGCCACACGCCGGTCGAGCGCTGGACCACGCTGGGGAACACGATCTACATCGACAGCGGCGCGTGGCTGCCTCCGCACCGCGGGGATCGCCCGTTCACCATCCTCGACGCCGCCACGCTGCGCCCCGCGCAGTCGTGATTGCACACTCATACTGCCTGCAAAGGCGTCCGCAAGGGCGACGATGGCCGGGTGCTTCCCCCCTAGCTGTGCGTGGGGGCGTGGGTTTCTCAACGGCAGCAGCAGATCACGGCGACCCACTCCGTGGGGCCCCTCCACGCTGGGGATCTGCCGGCATTGCGCGGCCCGGGGCGACTCGGGCCGCCGTGTCGTGACTGCATTCTTGCTGGCATGTCCTTGTTCGTCGACCTGATCGAGCTCAGCGAGCCGCGCACCAACGCGGCGCTGGAGTTCATGTGCAAGGCGTCGCACGACGATGACGACGCGGTGTGGCTGCCGATGGATTCCCCGTTCATCCGGCGCCTCGTCGAGCTGTTCACCCAGCGCGGCCTGATGCGCCTCGATGCGTTCCGCGTCGACCTGCAGGCCTGGGCCGAAGGTCAGCGCCACCGCGAGCACCCCGAGCGGCCCGCGCGCCCCGATGGCGCCATGGAGCGCTGGACGTCGGCCGAACTCGCGCTGGTGAAGCTGTACCTGGAGGCCGTGCCGCCGGCGCAGTACACGCTCGACGACTGGATGATGCTCACCGAGTACCTGTTCCAGCGCTACCTGCCGGCCGACGACATGCGCACCGAGGCCGAATGGCTCGCCACCAAGGCGACGCTGATGGGTCGCGTGCAGGCCAACATGGAGAAGATCGGCACGCGCCAGGCCGACGCGGTGATCGCCGCGCTGCCAGCCACCGTGCACGCGGCCGAAACCGCCTTCGACCTGACGCCGCGGCAGCGCGCTACGCTCGACTTCGCGCGCGTGCGCGCCGCTGAGAACGTGCGCGCGCTGACCGAGGACGTGCGCCACAAGATGCGCACGCTGATCGCGCAGCACGCCGAGCGACAGATGCTCAAGGTGCCTGGCACGCCGGGCACCGCGCTGCAGACCGAGCTCGTCGATGCGTTCGCTGCGCTCAACCGCGACTGGCGCCGCGTCGCGGTGACGGAGGCGGCCGAGGCCTCGAACCAGGGCTTCATCGGCACGCTCAAGCCTGGAGCGCGCGTCAAGCGCGTCGAGCAGTACAAGGGCGTGTGCGCGTGGTGCGCAAAGATCAACGGCCGCATCCTGGAGGTCGTCGACCCGTCGGCGCCGGACAAGGACGGCGAGACCCAGGTATGGGTCGGCAAGACGAACATCGGCCGCTCCGCGGCGCCGCGCAAGCGCGTTGGCGACCTGCTGGTCGAGCGCGAGCCGCACGAGCGCTACTGGATAGCCGCCGGCACGCAGCACCCTCACTGCCGCGGGCGATGGATCCCCGTGGCCGATGCCCAGCCGGGGGACGATCCGGCGTTCGCGGAGTGGCTGAGCCAGCTCCTGGAGAAGAAACCTTGAACCAACTGAGCTGGCCCGAGCGCCCGACCTGCCACGACAAGGACTGGCAAGCCCAGCGCTTCGGCCAACAGACCTGGCGCGCTGCCGGCGAGCGACTGCACCCCGAGAACGATCACGTTCCCGCGTTCCGCACCTGCAGCTACTGCGGCTCGATGCACCCCGAGGATCTGCTGAACGCGCTGCGCGCCGGCGCCAAGGCGGGCGGCTCCGACTGGAAGTACGGCTGGCCGCACAAGTTCTACATCGACGGCATCCCCAACAGCCAGGCCGGCAACCTGGTGACGCGCATGTCCATGTCGAGCTGCGGAGAAGTGCCGACGGACGAGGAGAACGCTTCACTGCAGGACTGGGCGAAGCGGTACAACGGCGTGGCCGAGTGGTCGCCGCCGAAGGATGGTCGCTGCCGCGGCGTGGTGCGCGTGCCCGACGGCCAGACCACGCACGGCAAGTGGTACAACCAGCACCTGTTCGACCTGGACGAGGCCTCGTTCAACGAGCTCGCGTCCCTGCTGGAGCAGCACACCGGCATCAAGTTCACCCGAGAGGTGGATGCCGACGGCAAGGTGAACATCGCCTACCAGGCGCCGCGTCACGGCTATCAGCGCTGATCATGCCGCTCCTCGAAGGCTCCAGCGACGACGTGATTTCGGCGAACATCGCCGAGCTGATCCGCGCCGGCCACCCGCGCGACCAGGCTGTGGCGATCGCCTACAAGAAGGCCGGCCGCGCGCGCGAGGAGCAGCCCCTGGCAAAGGCCGTGCTGTTGGTCAAGGCTTCGGTGCTGTCGGCCGCGGCCCGGCGCGCCTGGTCGGAGCCTACCGAGGCGCAGGCGAAGGCCGGCAACTACGCCAAGCCGCGCGTGCAGTGGCATGGCCTGGAGATCGCCATCGAGAACCCGGCCGGCAGCACGCGCCGAGGCAAGAAGCCGGACGGCACCGAGTGGGCGACGAAGATGCGCAACGACTACGGCTACGTGTGCCGCAGCGAAGGCGTCGACGGAGACGAGGTGGACGTGTTTCTCGGGCCCGAGCTCGACAGCGCGCCGACGGTCTACGTCGTGCACCAGCGCAAGGTCGGCGACTGGAAGGCCTACGACGAGGACAAGTGCATGCTCGGCTTTCCCAGCGAGGAGGCCGCGCGCGATGCGTTCCTGGCGAACTACGATGATCCGCGCTTCCTCGGCCCAATCACAGCCATGCCGGTCGATGAGTTCATCGCCAAGGTGCGGGCCACGCGCGAGCGGCCGGCGATGATCAAGGCGCTGTTCGTCCTGTTCAGAACACCCATTCGCGCAGGGTGAAGACAGAGCGCCAAAACCAGCGCGACGTGCATCGATCGTAATAATCGCCGGCGCCTTTCAGCCGGGGTAATTCCGTGGTGGCGTTTGCATACGGTTGTGTAGTGGCTTTGATTTGCAAAGCCACATTCGTATGCTATTTCTGAAAGTGATTTATCACGATCGACTAGCAAATCGTCTGCAGCCTGTAGCCGATACTCTGTTAAAAATTGCATTGGCGTTGAGCCGATTGCAACCTTGAATCTACGAGAAAAATGATGGGCACTCATTCCTGCTGCCCTTGCCATTTCAGATAATGTGATTTTTCGCCCGTAGTTTTTGGCGATGAACCCGAATACCCTTTCAATCTGCGATGCGCGCATGGCTGCACTGCATATCTGTTGGGACGTTATTTAACGGGTAAAGTCGACGAGGGTTCCGTGCATCGTGACGTCATGATCGGGTTGACATCTTCAGGGCCTGGTCAGGATGATCATCTTCCTCAAAAAATCGCAGTTCGCGCTGTTCGACGCTCCTGTGCACGTGGCGCCCCACGTGCGCAAGGATGGCGTGGTCGTCGCCGCCCACACGCGGATCCAGAAGGTGCGGCCGAAGGCGCCGGCGCCCCAGCAGCGCACCCTGTTTGGCGACGAGCAGGAGAAGCAGAAGCGCTCGAAGCTGGACGCCTGGATCGCCAAGCATGGTGGCTTGCGCGCGATCGCCAGCATCCTGGCAACCGTCACCGAGGGCCAGCAGCAGCACCTGTTCGATCTGATGGCGAAGCTGGGCGGCAAGACGCCGGCCGAGATCGCTTCGATGTTCGATGGCCTGGCCGAGAAGGCGCCGGAGAAGGGCGAGACACCGGACCTGTTCGCGCAGCCGGCGGCCACGGAGAAGCCGGCCGAGGCGCCTGCGCCGGAGCCGAAGAAGAAGCGCGCGCCGCGCAAGGCGAAAGAGACCGAAGCCGACACCCGACAGTCAGAGGTGGCGTCCGCGATTCGGGCAGCAGTCGGCTCCTCCTCGCCGCTCGGTCGGCCGTTCCCGATCACCGTGTCATTTGGCGGTCGCGAGCAGCGGTTCATGGCGCGCATCGACGCGCTAGCGCGCGGGAAAAACAAGGGCGCCATCCACCTCATGCAGGTCGTGCAGGGACGCATCGTCAAGGGTGATGAGGTTGGGCCGATTGCGCGCTACTTCGTGCTGACGGGAAAGGACGAGCTCAAAGACGACAAGCAACTGCCGCACCGCGTCAGCGACGAGGAAAAGGCGAAGTTTGACCAGGCATTCCAGGCTGCACAGCCCGAGCCAGCCCCGGTTCCAGCACCAGCCCCGCACGACCGCGACGCTCCGTTCGGCGTAGCCGCCGGCATCACCAAGGCCGCGCGCCGCGAGATCAACGCCGAGGTCGCGCGCCTGGTGGCCGAGGGCCAGGTCGACAAAGACCTGTTCCGCCAGTACAGCGGCAACGGTGGCTGCGGCGACAGCCTGAACGAGTATTACACCGACCCCGACGTGGCGCGCGCGATGTGGGACGTTCTGGCGCGCCTGGGCGCCGAGCACGGTACAGCGCTTGAGCCGAGCTGCGGCACTGGCGTGTTCCTGCACACCGCGCCGGCCGGCTTCCGCGTCACCGGCGTCGAGCTCGACCCGACCAGCGCGGCGGTCGCGCTGGCGCTGCACGGCGACCGGCACGAGATCAACACCGCGAGCCTGGAGCGCTTCGCGACGACCGACGATCGCCAGTTCGACGTGGTGATCGGCAACCCGCCCTACGGCCCGCGCGGCTTCCTCGCGAAGGATGACAAGGTGGGCATGACGACCGCCGAGGCCTACTTCTGCGACACCGCGCTCGACAAGTGCAAGCCGGGCGGCCTCGTCGCGCTGGTGGTACCCACCGGCATCATGGACAGCAGCCGCAACCGCAGCCTGCGCGAGCAGCTGCTGGTGAAGGGCCAGTTCCTCGGGGCGCTGCGCATGCCGAACACCGCGTTCGAGCACTCGCACACCGAGGTGACAACCGATGTCGTCTTCCTGCGCAAGCGCCCCGACGACGTGGTAGGCGCGCTGCAGACCGTACCGCAGGAGAAGTTGCAGCAGCTGGGCGTGTGGGACGATGATTTCCTGGCTGGTACCTACTTCACCGAGGGCCGCGGCGCCGGCAACGTGCTGGGCACGCTGGAGGCCGGCTGGCGCGCGAAGGCCGGCATCGGCAACGACATCACAGTGACCGGATCGATGGCCGGCGTCCCCGAAGCCATCCGCGAGTTCGCGCCGCATCCCGAGAGCGTTGGCGTGGCCGACCTGACGGTGCCGCAGATCCTGGAGGCGTTGCCAGAGGGCGCGATGCGCGACGCGGCGCTGTCTGCATCGTTCCGGCGCCCCTACACCAACACCGCCAAGATCGGCGACACCAAGACGGTCGATGGCGTCACCTACGTGCTGCAGGGCAACCCGCCGCGCTGGCACCGGGTGGACGAGTTCATGGCGACGACAGCGGTGGCCGACGCCGCGCCGCTGGCGGCTCGCATCGAGGCGGCCATGGACGGCGGCGACCGTGAGGGCCTGGCCGAGGCCGTGCGCGCCTACGTCGAGCAGCACGGCATCCCGGCCGACAACCCCGAGCTGATGACCGCGGCCAGCGTCGACAAGACGCTGTTCCGCCTGGTGGGGGCCGTGAACCGCAAGGGCGAGCTGTCCGATGCCGTGCTCGGCCGCGCGCCGCGCAAGATCGAAGGCAGCTTCGAGACGCAGGCCGAGGCGCTGGCTCTCGACGAGAAGCGCAGCTTCACAGCCGACGAGCTCGCCGAGCGTGTTGGACGCGACGTGGACTCGGTGGTCGACCAGCTGACCGCTGACGCACGCTACGCCTACCTGGGCGATGGCCGCTGGACCACCATGTCGGCCTACCTGACCGGCGAGCTCTGGCCCAAGCTGGACGCCGCGCGCGCCGCGTTGGCGGCCGGCGCCGGCGAACTGCAGGGAAAGCTGGAGCAGCAGGCCAAGCGCCTGGAGGAGACGATTGCGCCGCGCGCGCTCGATGAGGTCGATTTTCAGATCAACAGCGCGTTTCTGCCGCTGCACGTGCTGGAGGCGTTCTTCAACTGGCGCCAGTTCGACGGCCCCGAGGCGAACGAGTGGACGCGCAAGCAGCCGCCGATCTCGATCAAGTTCGGAGATGGCGTCTACACGATCGAGGGCGGCCTGTCCTGGAGCACCAGCAAGCTGCTGGACAAGTACCTCAACCGATCCGGCGTCAAGAAGGACGAGAAGCCGGAAATCGACAGCCTGAACGAGGAGTTCAAGAGCTGGCTGTGCGGCAGCCAGTACCGCGATGCGGTCGAGGAGCTTTACAACCGGAAGTTCCGCGGCTACGTCGGCGAGGACTACAGCGACGCTCCGATCGACGTGCCGGGCCTGACCACCGACCGCGACGTGCGCAAATGGCGCTGGTCGAGCCTGCGGCGCTCCCTTGCGACCGGCAAGGGCATCGTGGCCGACGACGTGGGCCTTGGCAAGACGCTGGGCGGCCTGCTGCTCGCTCGCATGGCGAAGATCGACGGGCGCGCCAAGAAGCCGATCATCGTCGTGCCAAAGTCGGTACTCGCCAACTGGTACAGCGAGACGCAGACCTGGTTCCCGAGCTCGCGCGTGCTCACCATCGGCGCCAACTTCAGCGAAGGCAAAGACGGCGAGCTCGTCGGGCGCGACGACGATCCGATCGAGCGCAAGCGCAAGTACCACGACCTGACGCAGAACGATTACGACTTCGTGATCATCAGCGAGCCGGCGTTCGAGGAGGTCGACCTTAACCCCGAGCTCAAAGAGGGGTACTACAGCGACGATTTTTGGGTGCAGCGCGGCGACAAGCTGGGCAACGCCGGCGACAAGCGACGCAAGCGCATCAAGGAGCAGTACGAGCAGTCCATCGCCTCGCGCGAGTTCCAGGACCGCACCGACGCGATCTACTTCGACCAGCTGGGCGTCGACATGCTGCTGGCCGACGAGATGCACCACCAGAAGAACCTCTACGCCGCCAAGGCGCGCTTCGGCGAGCAGCCGAAGTTCCTCGGCGGCCAGGGCCTGTCGAACCGCGCGCTCGACTTCAACCTCAAGACGCGCTGGGTGCGCGAGCAGAACGATGGCAAGGGCGTCTACGGCCTGACGGCCACGCCGACCAAGAACAGCCCGCTCGAAATCTACTCGATGCTGTCGCACGTAGCGCCCGAAGCATTCGAGAAGATCGGCGTGCGCAACAGCGAGGAGTTCCTGGACCGCTTCTGCGAGTTCACGAACGACAAGGTTCTGTCGACCAGCGGCGACATCGAGGATGCGCTGGTGGTGTCGGGCTTCAAGAACCTGACCGAGCTGCGCGAGATCATGGCGCGCTTCATCGACCGCCGCACCGCGGAAATGGTCGGGCTTGAGCTGCCTAAGCGCGACGACAAGCTGCACCTGGTGGGCATGACACCCAAGCAGGAGGAGGTCTACGCCAGCCTGCGCGAGCTCGCGGCCGAGGCCAAGGAGAAGGACTCCACGGGCGACGCGCACATCTTCTCCGTGATGGACAAGATGAACAAGGCGGCGCTCGACCTGGCGCTGCTCGGCGCCGAGCATGCCGGCGCGCGCAGCCCGAAGTACGACGCGATCGCCACGCAGGTGAAGGCGGGCCTGAAGGATGGCGCGCAGATCGTCTTCAGCGAGTACATCGACTCGCACGACCGGTTGGTGGCCGCGCTGGTCGACGCCGGCGTGCCGCGGAACCGCATCGGTGTGATCAACGCGAAGGTGGCGAGCAGCGCCGTGAAGCGCCAGAACATCGCCGAGGCGCTGAACAACGGCAAGCTCGACGTGGTGATCGGCAATGCGACGATGGCCGAAGGCCTCAACATGCAGAAGCGCACCACCGACATCCACCACGCCGACGTGCCGTGGGAACCGGCGACGCTGCAGCAGCGCAACGGACGGGGCCTGCGTCAGGGCAACTACAACGAGGCCGTTCGCATCCACACCTACCTGTCCAAGGGCAGCTTCGACGGCTACCGGTACCAGGCCGTGCGCGCTAAGAAGGACTGGCAAGACCTGCTATGGAACGGCGGAGATCGCGTCGAGAACCTGGCGCGCGAGGGCCAGTTCAGCCGCGAAGACCTGAACATCATGCTGGCGGCCGACCCCGAGGCAGCGCGCGCCGCCTACGAGAAGGACAAGTCCGCGGCGCAGCAGCGCTATGACGCCGGCCAGCGCCAGGCCGCGAACGAGCAGTTCGTGCGCTTCCAGGATATGACGCGCAGCTACGGCGCGCTGAAGAACAAGAACAC